AATTCCTCCAATCAGTGCTTATTATCAATGCTAATAATAGCATACTCAATTTTATATGTCAAGACAATACGCAAAAAAATTTTTGAGGTGTTTTTTATGCTTGGAGATAGGCTCAAGGAAGCGAGAAAGGCAAAAAAAAAGACGCAAGCCGAAATGGCAAGCATCGTTGGAGTGTCGCAAGCGACGTATTCTTGCTATGAGCGTGGAACCATCACGCCGGAGATTACCAGCGTCGTTAAGTTCTCCGAAGCGCTCGGCGTGACCACCGACTACCTGTGCGGACTGTCCGACAACCCGCAGGGAACGTCTGACCGCCCGATTCTCGACGCAACCTGTGAGGCGATTATCGCCAAGCTGATGGGTGCGCCGGATGACGTTGTGCGTGAGGCGATGGACTACGTTGAATACCTCACCGCGAAGGCGGAACGTCGGATGCGGCAGGAGCGCAGGGAGAAACGTGATAGCTTAAAGCGCATGGCGGACAATGTGGATGCTGAAAAGGGCGAACCGTGATGTCCCCGGCGAGGATGTCGGAAACATGAGAACCATCGGCGAGGAAGAACCGCACGTCCCCGAACGCCTGAGAGCGGCAAGCGCGTGAGGACAAGCAGGAGAATCAGCAGAGGAGCAGAGCGGAGAAGCAAGATGCCATGATTATATGCCAGATTGCCCCGCTTGTCAAGCCCCCCTGCTAATTTTTTTGTTGGGCAAAAATGGCAGTGAGAACCATTTGCGCGACACCACGAAAATGGTCTGCCCCGTGACTATCAATTTCGCGAAGCCGCGAAGACGACCATGCTGCGGATGCGCAGAAAGGTGCTGGATAAAAAAAAGACCACCGCCGCTGCCACCACCACAAAACCACCGCCCGTCCCTCTCCCCTCCCGCTTCTTCCCCCCTTTTCTCTCTTCCCCCATACCCCCTATTACTCTATACCCCCTATTATCCCCCTACCCCACTCTGTCGAGTATGTGTTCTTGTGGTGGTAGTAGTGGTCTTTTATTATATATTTTTTATATATCCATACTTGTACTGTATAGAAGCTTATATTACACTGTATGATATATAATATATATATATTACACACAAGTATGGATATATAATATACTATGTCGCGCGCGCGAGAGGAAACAAACGAACATTTTGCCGACGCCGGCAAATCATCGCCCGAATACTATGTCGCGCGCGAAGGAATAACGTTCGTTTGTAAAAAAAAGACAGCCACTGCCACAGCGCGTCAGCGTTTTTTCTTTTCTTGTTTTCTTTTTTTATAGCTAAGCAAAAAAAATGTGCTATTTGCTGAATAGCACAAAAAATATGCTAAGCACTTTTTTTATGCTAAGCAACGAATAGCGTATTTTTCGAGCTAAGCAATGAATAGCATATTTTTTGTGCTAATGCAGCATGTTCGCAAAAGTGGCGCAAAACCTTGCAATTACTACGTTTCAGACACTTTTTATTCGCTGATGTCCGTCACATTCCTTCGAGTTTCTGACCTTCTCTGACTTTTACTTTTGCTATTCTGTACCTGCTTCCCTGACTTTCCCTGACTTTCACAAGCGGAGTTTGACCTTCCCTTACTTTCGCATCCCAAAATTAACCATTCAAGAACATCACAATACTACCAAGTAGAATTGTTGCAAACTGATAGAACGGCGGAATCACGAATCTGGATGGAAATAATAATGAAGCTAATTTTTTTTCCGTTATTTCCCACGGATTGCTTCTTACTTGCTTAATTTTTTTTTACTTGCTTTCGGATTCGATGCTCTCCGCAGTCCGTATTGTTTATATATTCATAACGTTTTCTTTGCAGATATTTTCTTTTCCAGCCACGAAAAAAATTCCGCTTGCAGGTCATCCGGCAGTTCCTTCACCTTCTCGACGAGCGTTTTAACAACAAACTTTTTATCAAAAACAGGCATATTTTCCTCTCCAGTCGCGTATTTTTTTACCGTCAACCGCAATACCATATGCTGACGCGCCGCGGAATATGACTAAAAATTTCCCGTGCGTTTGCGAAATGTTTTCAATTTGTTCACAATTTACGATGGCACTTTGCTGCGTTTTGCGGCACAATGAGAGAAAAGGAGTGATATACTTGCCACGCCAGACACTAAAAAAGCGCCCAGATGGGCGTTACGTTTGTAAATATAAGGGGTTTTCCTTCTACGGGCGAACGCAGTCCGAAGCCCTTGCAGCCCGCGAAGAGTACAAGAAGCAGGAAAAATACGGCAGGAAACCACGGGAAAAGTACACGTTCGCGGAGTACGCGGCGGAGTGGCTGCCGACGTACAAGAGCGAGGTGACGGCGAAAGTGTATGATGACTATGTGGCAAGGCTTAACAAGATAGCGTCAATCTTGCCAAAAGTTGAGATGCGACTAATTACGCCGTCGGACATACAACGGCTATATAACGCTTTTGCTAATCGTGGGGATGCGACACGAAAAAAAGTAGCAATGACGGTACGAGCGGTTTTCCGCGCCGCGTTAGGTGATGGAATTGTAACAAAAAATCCATGCGAAAACATCAAGCCGGCGAAAGGCGAAGTTGGAACGCACCGCAACCTTGAAGATTGGGAAGTGCAGATAATCGAAGATACATACAAAGAAAATCCGATGGGACTGTTTGCTATGGTGATGCTCTATGCAGGGTTGCGGCGTGGTGAAGCGCTTGCACTCGACATTGACAAGGACGTTGATTTTGAAAATGGCGTAATTCACGTTCGGCACTCTCTGCGCGCCGAACATTCCTCGTGTGTTATCGTCCAGCCAAAAACAAAAGCAGGAATCCGTGATGTTCCCCTGTTCCTGCCACTGAGGAAGGCACTAACAGGCAAGCACGGTAATATTTTTACGCCAAAAGATGGCAAAAAAATGTCAATAAACGACGTGGATGTGGAATGGCGCAGATATTTGAGCTTTTTGTCATCGGTTGCGCGGAAGAAAGTTGCGATACGTCAGCACGATTGTAGACATACGTTCGCAACAATGCTATATGATGCGGACGTTGACATTAAAACTGCTGTAAAATGGATGGGGCACGCAAACGAGGAAATGATAATGAGGATTTACGCACACCTCACAGCAAAGAAGGAGGAAAGCGCTGTTAAGAAAGTGGAAAATGTGCTTGCGAGGAGGGCAAGTAGTCAAAATGGTAGTCAAAATTGATGCGCACAGCACAGAAACCTTGTGCTTTCAACTGATTGCGGATTTTTTAATTCTCCTCAAAAAGGAACTGATGTTTTTATGACTGCATTTTTGCACCCGCTGCAATCCATTGATAATGCTTGATTGTAGCACAATCATCCGAAATACGAAATCCCCAGATTCGCAATTTTGACCCTCTTTCCGTCGTGCAAAGTAGTCAAAACGGGGGTCAAAAATCCCCTCCGTGTTGCATTCATGGAGGGGATTTTTTGTCAAGCGTTTTCTGCGAGATAATCTGCGCCCACTTCTTCGCATCCTGTACACGCTTTCGTTCCTCCGGCGTGTTGACGCTGATGGATTGCAGCGCTGTCTCCACTTGCTGGATTGTCGGCACTGTGTCCAAGTCCGCGCTGTGCGTCATGAGGACAACCGCATCCCGGCGCTTCTTGTCATCGGCGGATTCCTGCACACTCTGTGCATCGGCTTTCGGGGCTGACCGCGTGGCGAGGTACTCACGCACTGTAATCAGCGCCGCCAAATCGCGGATGTTCTGCGGATTGTTGCCCTCTTCGATTGCCTTTTCAATCTGCCCATCAACCCACGTCAGCGTAACCACGCAGCCAGCCCCTTTCCGTTATGCTTCTTTCAGTTCTTCAAGCGCCCGCCGAATCACGTCACGCTTTCCCGGCTCGATGGTGCGCATCAGCTCTTCCAACTCGTCCATCAAGCGCTTGTCCGTGCCGTCGTGGCGGCTGTACCGTCCGCGCATATCGCGCCCACGGCGGCTGTATCGGTCATCGCGATACATACCGTCATAGCTTCCGCGCGCTTCCCAGTCGCCGCCGTTATTGCTATACCCGTCCGCTTCCAGCATCTCAATCTTGTCGATATTTTTGATGGTGTCTGTCAGCTTGTGCGCGGCTTCGAGGTCGCCAGCGGACATATCCTGCTTTTCCGCAATCTCTTGCAGCTCTTCGCAGAGTTTTTCTTTAAGTTCGTGAAGATATTTCATTGCGTTTCTCCTTTCCTCACGCAACCCGCGTGACAATCAGGTTGGCGTTCTGCACGTCAATATCCACGCCAGCGGTATTTTTGACGCTGATGGTCGTGCAGCACCCCGCCGGAACATCAACAAAGGTATCAATGCTGACGTTCTGGTACTGCGCCGCCGCAGCAGGGGTGACGATGGCGGTAGAAGCCGGAAGCGCCTCCCCTGCGATTGCAAGCGCAACAGAGATAGCACCAGCAGTGCCGCCCGTCGGAATGGCGATATTGCCGCCAAAGTTTACGCGAAAACGCGCGCGGCACTGTCCGTTGGTGATGCCCCGCAGCGTTACGATTCCAGACCCCTCACGATGGACGATGCACCGCGTGGCGCAGACGGGCGTTGCAGTAAAAAGGACGTTGTTGCCATTGGCGACGGTTTGCGCCGCCGCCGCAGTATATTCAGCCATGATTTTTCTCCTTTCAGCGGCAGGGCGCGAATCAATCAACGCCCCGCCGCTTTTTCAGTTGCCGTTATCGGCTCATCCTGCACAGGCAGGAAGCTGTTTGGAGCTTAACCAGCGCAATACTGCGCCTGATTGCAGCAGAACGGATTGGCTACCGTGTACGCCGGAACAGGGCAAGGACGAATCGTATTCACAAGATACTGGTTCTGTGCTGCCTGAGACGCGGCGAGCTGCAAGCCGAAAATCTGCTGATTCTGCGCCGCAATCTTCTCGTCCTTCGCCTCGATGCGCTGTGCCGTCAGTGCGTCAATCACCGCTCGGGCGTTAGCGTTGGCGTTGTCCAAAATGTCGCGAACGCCGCTCTGAATGGTGTTGCGAGTGTCGCAAGCCTGAGTGGCAAGGTTGTAGTTCACGCCCTGAATCGCCGTCTGCGTTTTGCAGCAGCAATCCGCCGCCTGTGCCTGCATCACGTTAAGCTGCTGCATGAGCGCGGTTTGCTGATTGGCGCGGGAGAGTTCCGCTTGAGCGAAGCCGTTAGCCATCTGCATCTGTACGCCATTGGTGAGCTGCGCCTGTGCATAGAATCCGTCACACAAGCCGCTGTTCACGTTGTCGATTTTCCGCTCGATATTGGCGAAGTCGGAGGTGAGAACGTAACCGTCCATGACAGAACCCTGTCCACCGTTGCGATTGCCAAAGCCACCCCATCCATTATTGCCCCACCCGCAGAAGACGAAGAGGAAGAGGATGATAATCCAGTATGCGCCATTGCCACCGAAGAAGCCGTCGCCGTTCTGGTTGCTGTTTCTGCCGGAAAGCAGAGCCACGTCAGAAGCGGAGAGTTCCGAGGTCATACTCATGTTTTTTCTCCTTTCGGAATTTGAAGTATATGCTAAATTGTTGCGCAACAAATATAGCCAAAGTTAAGAACCGAGGAACGATTGCAACATCTGCGCCGCCTGTTGCAGTTGGTTAAGCTGGTTTTGCGAGATTTTTCCGGATGCAATCAGTTTGCGAACCTCTTGTTCCGGGTCGCCCTGAAACGTCGCCTTGAACTGCTGGAACTGCTGCATCATACGCTGGAAGTCGCCAATAGCTCCGGGCATCTGCCCGCCGCCGAGTGCGTTAAACAGTGGGTTCATCCTGCGCTACCCCCTTTTTCTTGCGCCCTTCCAGCGCTTCAAGGCGTTTCGTCAGCGTGTTGAGTTCGTCCCGCGTCACATACTCCGGCGCGTCCTGCGCGCTGCTGGATGGCTTTACGGATGCGTTGCGCTCCGTATAGTCAAACGTCCGCATAGACGGCATTCCTGCCGCGTCCGCTGACTTGATGTAAAACGTCTGTTTCTCGCTGTCCATCAGCAGCACGCTCGAACCGTTGGCGACAAGGTAGCTCTTCGCCCCGGCTTCACCCTGCACCCAAATCAGTCCGTTGCTTGATGGCTGCGCTGGCTGCTGCATCATCGGCTGCTGTGCGGCTCGAAGTTGCGCAAGTTGGTCTGGCATTGCCGTCTGCTGCGCGTTATAGTATGGAATCTGTGGATAATATTGTGGATAACCATACGCCATACATCAATCCTCCCTCTCCCAATAGTACGCTGGTATTTCCGCGCCGCTGTCCCATGCGTCGTACCAATCGCCATCAATGGAGCACACAACGTGGTCGCCGATACCGAGGACGTAGACACCGCGCGGATGGTCACGGCAGAAATCCGCGACAGTATAGCAGATTGGACAAGTATCCGGCAGGGCGTGGCGCGAGAATCCGCGCTCATGCAAGTACCGTCCCCAAACGGGGTTGGCGTTTGGCATATCTCCGCAGTCATAGCCCAGCGCACAGAGCGCTGCATAGGTGCTTCCCCACGTCTCTCCTGCTGCCTTGGATGCTGCGCGGACAGCGCAATCTCCGACGCGCAAGCCGCGCGGATTAGGGTTGTAGTGGATATACACCGCACCACCTCCTACTGATTATAGTATAGGCGATTCGGACGGTTGTGGAGTGCAAACAAAACGCGAGAAAGTTGCAAAAAAACTTGCGAAAAATCCTGAAAAAGTGTTGACAAGTTGCGCAACCTGTGATATAATACATAGTGTCAAGGGGCGGTACAAAACAGAGCCCCGGACGGAAAGAGGTAATGACCATGGCAAAAGCAATTGCCACCTACAAATGCCCTGATTGCGGCGCTACCGTTGAACGCCGCATTGACGGCTTCAATCGCCGGGACGCGGACAGCAAAAAGGAATGGGCGGAAGCTCATCCCCTTCTTTGCGCCGACTGCTACCGCAAGCAGCAGCGCAAGCAGCAGCGCGAAGCGGCGGCGGCATTAAGCCTTCCGACCATTCACGGCGTGAGCGAAAAACAAGTCGAATACGCAACAGACCTGCGTGCGAAATTTGTTGCGCAGCACGAAAAGACAGTCGCGGATGCTATCGCTACCCGCGACGACCCCGACAAGCAAGCCGCGATTGCGGCGGCGGCGGAAAAAGCAGGTGTGACCATAGCGGAATTTATTCGCCAAAACCTTGACAAGTTTCCGTATAAGTGGCTATATGCTGCCTATGTCGTCTCAACCGCCACCGAGGCGAGGGACATCATCGATACGCTTACAGCCCGCTAAGACAAGTTCGGCGCATGGTTTGTAAATCAAGTCCGGGCACGCCCGGCAGAATGGAGGATTATATGATTTACAAGCAGCAGGACATCGACCGCGCCTTTACGGAGACGGTCGCGGAGTTCCTTTCGCATGGCTACCAAATCAACACTGGAAGCCGGAGCGACCTCTGCGGCAGGCAATACTCCGGAGAAATTGCCTGCGTTGATTTGCGCAAAGAAAATGACCTTTTGCGCGTGCGGATTTACACCACGAAACGTGAGCGCTATGAGTTCTATGTTCTGAGCGTAGGTCAGCGCTCACTCCCGCGCGCAAAAGACTCCGTGGAGCGCGAAATCATCAACAACTGCACATTTGAAACCATCAAGGAAACCTGCTTCTATCCTGTTGACAAGCATTCCCTGTACGGGGCACGGGTGTTCGGCGACGAAGCGACGGCAAAGGCTGCACAAGAGAAGCGGCAAAAGCGGCAGCAGATGCGGCAGGTCAGTCGCCGCCGTGAACTTCCCGCGTGCGCAAAAGTTGGCGTCATTCGCTGGCTGCGCAACCAGCCGCGCATGAAAACGTGCCGCCTTGATGAGGTTCAAAGCGTCAGCCGCCTGAATAAGGTTACGCTTTCGTCCCTGATTCCAGCGACGGAGCTGGAATGCTACGAAATCAAGGCGCGGGGACGTAGTTTTAAGCTCTACCAGCGCAAGGAAGCCTGACCCGCCGCGTTGCGGCGGCGGACCGCACAAAAATCCGCCGCCGCAACGCGGCGAAATCATTTTAGGCGATGAAAGGAGCAGCACAATGAAGAACGCAGGGCGCGTCAGCGTTGACATTGCGCCAATCGTAGCGCGCGCAATGGCAATTGATAATCTGCTTAACTGATAGGAGGATGAAAATGTTAAAAAAAGATGGAAATCGGATTGTTAAGAACGTCATTGTGACGCACGAGCAGAATGAGCAAATTAAGGCGATTGGGCAGCGAATTGGGCTAAGTGATTCGGCGGTTGTCCGCCTTGCCCTATCGCAGTGGCTTTCGGAAAGAACGCAAAAAACTTGCGAAAAATCTTGAAAAAGTGTTGGCAAGTTGTGCAACTTGTGCTATAATAAATTATGTCAAGGGGCGGTACAAAATAAAAGCACCCGACAGAAAGAGGTAAGAATTATGAAGAATGTTGAGATGACCATCTACGCAAACTACGGGCTGCTTGCCCACGAAAAGCAAACCGTCTACACCCTCGCCCAAGCTACCAACATCTGCGATACCGTCCGTGTCATCATCCCTAACGTTTCCGGTGCAAACGTCGTGGACGAACCCATCCTCAACCTTGATGGTCAAGATTATCTGCTGTCTGAGGTGCTGACCTCCGTCAACGACAAGCCAGCTTTGCGCTGGGTTGCAAACGGCAGTCACCACACGCGGATGCTGACCATCATCGGCGACTAACGGCAACGAGACGATACCGGGCGGGGCGGTATAACCCCGGCAGGAAAGGTGAAAAACCGGTATTACGCAGTGTGTTGCAACCGAGAACAAGATAGAATTATGCTCGCTATATGGACGAATGGAAAGCATCGAAACAATCAAATGAGCAAAAGGAGCAAAAAAATGAAAATTAGCATCAAGAAAGACAAAACCTATCTGGTTGACAAGGATTATTATTTCCCCGGCGACGAGTATGTTATCGACCTTGACCGCCAAAGGGACGACGACCCGCCCGATTCTCTTATTTGTAGGATTGCACCGTGGGAGACGGCGGGCATTCCGCTGACGCTCGAAATTGCTATTTGCAAATCCGGCGAAATTGTGTTCCGCTCGTGGAATTGGAGCGGCTACGCAAACAACTATTTGCACACGGCGGAAACGCCGGAAACCTACACGGCGACAGAAGCGCAAAAGGAGACGGTCGCAGGGCTGTTCTCCGGGCGCATCCGCTTCGATGGTCTTCGTCTGTCTCCCGGTGGAACTTTGCAGAAAGTCTGTCCAATCGACCTTGAAGCCGAAGAAAAAAGGACAAACGAGAAAATATTTCTTGCGTAAAGGAGAAAAATCAATTTGCAGCCACTTACTCAGAAAGACATTGCTTGCGTCATCGGCTTGTACAACCAGACGCATTCCAGAAAGCAGGTTGCCCGCGAATTGGGCTTGTCCGAATACCGTGTGCGGCGCATCCTCATCGACAACGGCATTTTGAGCGATTACGATGCCGCCATAGCTGCCGCCATTGCCGCAGGGGACAGCCTTGAAGATGCAGCGCGGAAATTTGGTGTAACGCCGGATACCATCCTTTCCCATCTTCCATATACAAAAGGCGGATATTGCCTTGCCCCGTACAGCGAAAACGCTAAACGAATCCAGAAATGCCGGAAAAAGAAAAAGGCATCGACTACTGCCGATGCCTTCCCCCGTTGAGCACAGAAATGCTCATCTTAGCTTTTTAATCCACGACCGCATTTGCAATCGAACGATTGTATTATACCATCGTCAACCTGTTTTGTCAATACAAAATCGAATAGAACACAAAAAAGACCGGGACATTACGTCCCGGCTTTCTTTGTATTCCGCTTGGGTAAAATCTCGGAGTATTTCTGCGCTTCGTCGTACTTGTTTTTCAGCGTATGTATAATATAGTCAATCTTGCGAATGCTCATATTGTACTGCATTGATTGCTTTGTGCGTGTCCAGCCCTTCGCCCTCGACCTGATAATCAGTTCTTCTTCCTCGGACAAACAGGCTTCATCCACAAAAGCATCTACAACCGCTTTTGTCCATACGACTTCGCGGCTCATGCGTTACTCCTTCGGTTTATCCTTGCCCTCCGCGACTGCCGCCGCGTCCGTCATTCCCTCGCCGATGATGTAGGCGATGACCGTAGCACCCGCCATGATGATGCTGCCGACCTGTGTTGCGGTTTCATCCGCCACGCCGAACGCCATAATCAGCATGGTTACAAAGGATACAACTGCCGCCCAGAACTTGCGGCTTGTCAGTTTGCGCTTCAAATTCTCACTCATTTTGCATTTCCTCCCTTTATGGCATTGTCCCTCAACCAATTATCAATTTCCCTGCTTGCCGCCGTCATTTCGTCGGCGTTGCCGTTGTGTAACTCATGCTCCAAAAGTGCTTGTACTCCGGCGCACGTTACCATCAGTCCGTCACGTAAGCCGCCGATGCGCTCTTCGTGCCCATCGAGGCGGCGCTTGTCTGTGTCCAGCTTGCGATTGATGTCAGCGACGCTGGATGCAAGCGTGTTTGTTGGCTGCTCCTGTCGCTTGCGTTCGTCCCTCACATTTTTTCGCGCGGTGTAAAATGTATTGTATGCTCCCAGCAGAACGAGAATCACGCCCAGCGCCAGAATCAGTTTATCGGCGGTGATGTTCTCCATCTCAACCTACCCCGCCTTCCAGTGCTGTGACGCGTTCCTCCAGCTTTTCGATGCGTTCCGCAAGCTCAGAGACCGTGGGTGTTTCCGTTTTGGAAATACCCACATCGACAAAATCCTCCATCATGTAGCCCTGATTCGTCTCCGTCTCGATGTGCAGCCAACCGCCACTATTCCCGATGACGTTGACGGAAGTGCCGATTTTGACCTTTTCAAGCACCTTTGCGGATTTGCTCGGCTCGGCGCGAAGATTGACCGTGCTGCCGCTCGTGGCATAAACCCGCCCAACGTAGGAAACCCCGGCGGTATAAGAATCTTCCACTTGCTTTTCCTCCTTGTAATCGACTTTCTTGAGGTATCCTGCACACGTCCACGACTTGACGGGTGAAGCGACGAAGCCCGTTGCGCTGCTCTGCGCATTAAGAATCTTGCCGTCCTCACCCATCAGCCCGATGTGGTAAAAGTCCCTCAAGTCGCCGTTGTAGTATTTGCCGCCCTGCTTGTAGCCTGACGGCAAGGCATACCGCGAATCACCCGGATTCCGGCACTTAAAAACTGCCATTCCGGGCTTTGCGGCGGAGATTGGGACAAGCTCAACAATTTCCGTCCGCGCAATGCGGTTGCTGCCGTGGTAGATGCTCTGTCCGTGCTGACGGTATGACCAGACAAACGCGCCGGAGCAGTCAACGTTTCCCGTCTCCGCTGCGCCAGCCGTATACTTCCAGTGCTCGTCAAGCATCCGCTGGAAGTCGCCCAGAATGGCGGATACTGCGATTTTGGGCATGATGACACCTCCTCAAACTTGGTACTAACTTGCAACTAACTTGCAACCAACTTGCAACTTAAATTGCGTCAAATCGCGTTGTCTTTCGCGTTTTCCGCCGCGTCCAGCGAATCATAGTACGCCTGCGCCAGCTTCTCGACTTCCGCGATGTCGTCCTCATTAAACAGCCCGTTATCGACGTGCGTGTACGCCTTGTCGAGCCAAAATGCCACGTCGCGCCCAGCGGAAATCTCGCGCTTAATCGCGCGCAGCGTCAAATCATGCCGTGCCTTACTATTGATTGCCATAAAGATACCCCCTTAATTTTGCGTCATGGATGCAATCGCATCCTCAAGATTTTTGATTACAATGTTTACGTCACGCTGATACTTCATTTCTGCGCCAGCGCCATCAGTAACGCTGATGCTGGTCGTCGGGGCGTAGGTGGTCAGCGCCTTGTACGCGGCAATTTCAGCAGCGGAAAGGGCGGTTTCGACGGGAGTTGCAAGCGATGTCCAAACATACACATCTTTCGCGTCGAGGAATGCTTTGAATTCATCAAGTGTTGATGTGCCTTTTTGCGCATAGGCAAAGCCGATGAGGTTGTTTTGGTTTGCGATAGCGCCGCCGACAGCTTCCGAACCTACGGTGGTGGAAAAGTGCGTACAAAGAACATTTGTCGCAGAAGTGCCAGCGAACCAAGCAAAGTATCTATCAACCTTTTGTCCGGACGTCTGCCAGTTGAGCGAAGACGTCACCTTGATTTTGGTGATGCGCTGCACGCGCACCCCGCGCGCCAAGTCCACCTCATCGCACACCCACTGCTGCCCGTTCTCGTCCGTGTAGTTTCCGCCGGATGTGACCGGGATGCCCGGCAGCGCGTTCGGCGTTTGCAGCGTCAGCGTCTGCGAATTATTCGCGCCGTCCGACACCGTGACCACCACCGTTCCGCCGTCACCCGCGCTGACAATCGGCACGGGAGCGGTCGGGAGCGGCGTACCGTCCTGCGTGCTTTTGCCGCAGACACGCAGACCGACAAAAGGCGCGGCGAAAGAATCCGTCGCAGTAATCGACGCGCCGGACACACTGCCAGACAAAACATTCGCGCGCGCGGAAAGCGTGTTGGCGGTATTCGTAACCGCGCGGATAGCGTCGCCAGCAGCTTTCGCGTCAGCCGCGCGGTTCTCCAGCGCCAGCGTTTTGTCCGTTACCAGCGGCGTTGGAATCCCGCCATTCGCGCCAACGCCATAAAGCGCCTGAATCACACCAATCGTGCTTGCGTCAACCATTCGTGCCACCTCCCAGCTTCACCCACGCGCCATGCGCGTCCTTCTGCCACATCGCGCCGAACCCGGCGGTGTACGCCAGACTGCCGATGCTTCCGGACTTCCCCGGCTCTGTGCCATTGGAGATGTCGGCGGCGTTATCCAACATCCACTCAACATAGTCCGTGTGGATAGTCTCGCCGTTATTCCTGCGGATTAGATTCCACGCCATTTTGAGCCGCCTCCTTAATTGTGATGATGATACTATCCGATTCCAGCCCGACGTTGCTGCTCGCGTCAACCGCCTGGAATGCAACAATCCGCGTTCCACTCCCGGTAAATTGAAACTGCTTTGTGAACGTTATCGTTTCCTGCTGAACGTCATAGATTCGTTCGTTTACTGTGCCGTCCACAAGGAAACGGATTGATGCCGCGTTCTTCTGCGTCACCGTGAACGTCACGCTCTCGCCGACGGTAATTGTCGTTTTGTCCGCCTCAACGCTGACGATTCGCGGGCGCTGCTCTTCAAGCGCTGATACATCGTCCTTCCACGCTGCGTATAGCTTGTTATAATTTTGCGCGGCGGTGTTTGAGCGATATGCACCCATTTGCAGCAGTTCCAGCAGTAACAATTTTTCCTCATCCGTGATATACTTCCCCAGAAACTGCTGTGCTGCGGATGTTGCGCTTTCTGCCGCTGCATTCGCGCTTGCCGCTGCGTTTTTGCAGTCTTCCACCTTTGCCAGCACCGTTGTGATGTCGGGGATGACGTTATCCGGGTCGTACACCGTCCCGGTTGCTCCTGCCGCGACGCGACCCTCAAGCCACAAGATAGCCGTCGTGTCCTCGCCGACCGTCGCCGTGACCATCAGGCGGAAGCGCCCAACAACAGCATAGCAAGCAGCGGAAAGCGTCACGGATGCCACACCGTCGCTGACTGCACCTTGGAGAAGAATCGTCGGGTTATCGTCAGTGCTTGCAACGCTATCCAGCCTGATAAAGCTGCCGACAATCGTTGCGCCCGAATCCATGCTGTACGGCACGCCGTCCTTCTCAAACGCGATTTTCAGCTTGTGGGCGTTTGCTTCGCCTTGCACGAGAGCCGCTTTAAGCGGTGTCATCCGCAACCCAGCAGACAAGTTGCAAGTATAATTTAACTCATTCATGCGTCCTCCTTATTCCGTTCCGGCGGAAATAAGTCCACTCTTGCCGCCCAGCGCCTCGATGATGCCGCTGACGCTCTTGCCCTCCGTTGACATGGTGACTTGTACCTTTTGCGGCTCAAGCAGCACATTGTCCGCGTTGAGCGTGAGAATGCGCTCATCGTAGCAGCGCCCGAATTTAGGCATTGCAACGCGGCAGATGCTCCCCAGCCGGAAATGGTCGTAGGGTAATCCTGTTATGGCGGAAAGCTCCACAAGGGAAACGTCGATGGAAATTGGCGGGGTTTTCTTCTTCGCCAGTTCTTTCTTTGCGTTCTCCAGCAGCGTCTCCTTGTCCGTGATGCTGTTATCCGAGTATTTGCCGCACACGATGCCCCACTCTTCGATTGTGTCCGCGTCGATGTAGTCCTTGCCATCGTTTACCGTGCCGACGGTGATGCCGTTTTTGCCGTATGCGTACATACGGGTCACAAGGTCATCGCGGTCGGTGCTGACCGTTGCGCTGGTTAGTGCGCCGTTAAAACGCGCTTCGCATGAGACGGTGTTTGGCATATTAACGAGGTTGAGCGTCCACGGATGGGTGGAAAAGTCGTACTGCCACATCATTTCGGCGGGCGACAAGTTCTTGACGTTGTTGATTGCTGTCCAGATGTTCGTCCCTGCGTCAAAGTCGTATGTGAGGTGTTGCGATAACTCGCACGTTCCCATCTGCCAGCGTGTTTCCGGCTGGTATGTGAGAAGCTGCGCCAGCACGTCAACCGCGTCAACGGATGCGCTGCCGATTTTTAGCTGCTCCGGGAGAAGTCCGTCCATCAGCGTGGAAATAGCGTGGTCAAGATTGACTTCCTGCGTTGCGTAGTTGCGGAAATTTTGTGTGTCCGAGCGCAAGCGGAAGATGCCGACGCTGCCGCCGATGTGGTACAACTCCACGAACTGCGTTGCGTCCATCCATGTGCCGTCCACGAGCGTCATGCTCGCGGTGGAAATATCGTCGATTGTCAGCGACAAAGACAACGAAGAAGGGCGCAAGCGCTTGATTTCTCGTAGATTTTTGTCCAGCAGACGCGGCAAACGAACGTTGTTTGTGTATGCTTTGCTTGCGTCCGGGTCTGGGATGATGCCGGAAACATAGTCGATTGTGAGGTAGATGTCGCGGACAGTGGGCTCAATATAAAATTCTGTTGTGTTATCCTGATGCACCGTCCCCCACGCTTGAAAGGAAAGTGTCGCAACGAAAGACGTTGTGCTTGCGCCGTCAGGAAGCGTCACGGTTGCGAATCCTGCCTCGTCCACATGAACGTCGTTTACGTCCTGCTTCTGCTGGTTACCAAAAACATCCCTGCGGAAGTCGGCGTGAACTCGCGCGGATGTAATCACTGCGTCAGCAGGAAGAACAACCGGAAATGTAACTTTTGCTCTTGCGATTGTCGGCTTGTGTTCGGGGTCAATATCCCATCCAGTCGCTTCACCCGTCTCGTGGTTTTTAATCAAGGCGCACTTCCACCATGATTTCATGGAAACTTCCTGCGGTGTGCCATATGCTTTGTAGTTAATATTTCCGCCCCCTCGCCGTAACCGTTAGCGACAAAAGCCCGTCGCCGCTGAACGACACCTTATTGATTCCGGGTTTTAGCGTGATTTCGTCGGCGGACTGCCCGTTTCGGTTTCCCATTGCGGATTGCCCTGCCGCCGTGATTTGCTGGATGCCGTTATCGTCGTGTCCTATGCGGATTTCCTCGCCTGTTTTCACGTTGATGTTCGTCAGCGCGATTTTTTCGTTGCCGCAACTGATTGCAATGCTTGTAAGCGTGTCGATTGCCACAAAAACGGCTTCCAGTGGGCAGGGCATTTCCCCGCGGTTGTAAACCGTCAGGATGCCACTTTTCCTTGCTTCAACTGTTTCCATTTTGGAAACAGTTGCTTCCTCCCACCACGGACGCTGGTATGCCGTCAGCTTGATTCCCAGCGTATCCGTCCACTTGAGCGCGGAAACACTCGCCGCCTCGATGCTGTCGATGTATAATCGCTGTTCCGGGCGGTATGACGTGCGCAGGTACTGTCCACCGCTGCCCCAGCGCATGATTTTACCGAGGACAAGCTGCCTGTGGATGGTGTTTGCTTCGTGGATTTCCACGGCGATTGTTACCGTGATGGACTGCCGAAGCTGCCCGGTGAGGTACATTCCCCCGCCGGGGCGTGCTTCGGTTGTCACGGCTTCCTTCGGCGCGTCCTCCGAAATGTCGATGATGATAATGGACGGGTCGAGGTCTTCCAGCGCTTCCTCACCCATCCACGCGCGGTATCGTGTTACCATTTATCGCGCCACCTCCATCAGATTTCCACGGATGCCCCTGCCGATTATCTTGTTAACAATGGGAGCAACCTCCGTTGCGACGGTTTTGCCGTCCACGCTGAATGTGTTATTGATGGTTGTTGGCGGAAGCCCGGAAACCGCGTTCGCAATTTCGTCCGGGTTTGTAACTTGAACGAAGAGAACGCCGTCGCTATTGCTAAAAATGTTGGGTGCGCTATTGTTTCTTAGGCTTTCCTTGTAGTTCTCCATCATTTCTCCAAGCGCATTGAAAATAGACTGCATTACAAAATCTTCCTGTATCGTTCTACTTTCGATTTCTTTTGCTGCGTCAATGGCGCTTTCGATGGCGGAGAAAACATTGCCGCCCGTTGTTTTTTCTTGCTGTTCGCTCGAAGGTGCGCCGATGTATGTATTCGGCACAAATTTAGGGTGCGCTGCGTTGGCAATAATCGTGTCCATCATATATAGTGGCGGCATATCTTTTGTTGCTCGATTGTTCCACTGCTCCGCTTCTTCGGCTTCACGCTGACGCTGGTTTTCCTCCATGCGCTGTTCCAAAATATCAACGATGTCGTTCATTTCCTGCGTTTTCATTTCGACGAGCCGATTCCACCGTTGTGCGCGGGCTTTGATGTCGTCGGGCATTAGCCCATCTTCAATCATGTCCGCATAGCCGCTTCGCGCTCGTGCCTGTTCGCGGGCGCGGCGTGCTTGCGCTTGCTCTTTGAGCGTCGGGGCGGTTTTCTCGTGCGCAATATCTTCTTCTCGCTGGTCAGCATCGCCGCGAACGAAGAAATCGGATATCCACGGCTTATCTTCCAGTTCGTAATCAATTTGCTTGAACCCCAACTGTTCGAGAAGCGCATTGATGCCCGGAATTTCTGCTTCCAGCGTCTCGCGCATTGTGTTGATGCCAGCCAAAACCGCGCTGTTATTTTCCGCCATGTATGCCGCGATTGCGTCCTTTTGCTCAAACGCTTCGAGCGACTTTTGCACGGTTTCCAGCATCGCCTGATACGTCTCATCGTCCGCCAGCGTATACCGCGTTTTGGTTTCCGCCATCGCGTTTTCTTCGTCGCGGGCGCGCTGGTAGTCTGCATTTAGCTGCTTGATTTCTTCCGGCGTTAGATTCAGCAGACGCGAAAGGTACGCATCGTTATCACGAGAGTATGTAGTAAGCCCTGACAAAATGCCAACGTCAACGCCAGCAGCTTCGGCTTGCTGCAAAGCATCATTATAGGCGTGTAGCGCATCCGCATTCGTGCCGTACCAACTAAGCACATTTTCCTTGCTGTAATCGGTTGCGAGCAGCTTATCCATTTCCGCCCGCGTGTGCGTTACCATGTAGCCCATGCCCGACGCAACGCCCTTGTAGGCTTCCTGCGCCTTTTTCAGCGTGTCCGCGCGGTAGGTGTCCACGTCTTTCAGCGCGGTCTTAAGGTCTTCGAGGGCTTTCTTCTCTGCGTCAACGGCGGCTTTGAAGTCGGAATTTAGTTTTGCCTTGCGCCCTTCTGGGCTATTTACATATTCCTCCCGGCTTTTCTTTACATCGTCCAGTGCGACTGCTGCTGCTTCGGCTTGCGGAACAAGCTCTGCAAGTTCTTCCTTTTCGCTTTCAAGCTCCGCTTTTTCTTGTGCAAGCGGGTCTTTCGCGGCTGTCTGTGCGTTGCGGAAAAGGTCGAAATAGTAAACCTGCTCAGCGTTAAGTCCTGATGCAAGTCCTAACACATTGCTATACGGATTTTCCTTGCCAACAGCATAGCCATAACTTCTCACATCGCTTGCTGGCATATTACGAGCCGTTTGGTAGTCAGGCTCGTAGCCATATCGTTGTGCGTATGTGCGCCATGCGTCTTCTACGCGCTTGTCGTATAGTTTTTGTAGTTCGTCGCTGCTTTGAATGAGCAATTCCCTTTTGGCAATATCCGCTTCTTTCTCCGCGATTTGCGTCTGCAAATCATCATATCTTTTCTGCGCATCGGATTCCGCTTGTTCGTAGCTGTTGTATTTCGTTACTCCATGCAATGTGTCAACGTAATTCTGTATGGCTTCATCGTTGCCGATGATTGCATCCGTTGTAAGGTCGACGTACTGTGACAACCCCGGCATAACGTCTTTCAAGGCCTCCAGCGCGGCGCGCCATTCCTCCGTGGATTTTACTGCGTCGCCGCTCTCATCCTCTATACTCCGCATGGAATCAACGATTGTGAGCGAACGCTGGTATGCCACTTCTGCGTCAAACAGTGATTCGTCCCGCTCGGAATAGATTTTCTCGATTGCCGTTTGCTGGTACGATTTATCCGACAGCACGTTGTTGAGCAGCGAAATCGCGGGCGTTACAACGCCCAGCAGCCCCTTGCCGAACTCCGTCTTGATGCGGTCAAGGTTCGTTTGCAGCTTGCGCATTTCGTTTGAAAAGCTGTCCCCGGTTCGCGCAAAGTCACCCTGCGCGTCCTTCGTGGCTTCCAGAAGATACTGATAGCGCAGCGTCGCCTGTTCCGCCTGCGACATTTTATCAAACGCCTTATTCATGCCCTTTTCGAGGGCAAAGGCGTTCAGGTTCGCAACGGACATATTGATGCCCAAAGATTTTACATTTATACCCTCGGTTTCCCGATATTTTGTAGGGGATTAGACTATCTCTTCGCCCTTTCGGGGGGCGGCTGGCACTTCGCGTCGTGCTAATCCCGACGCTACAATTAGTCGTTACACCTTCCAACAAAAAAGACGCATTTCTGCGTCATGATTGTTGGCTTGGCACGGTATTGTCTTGCTTGCTGTAAATCCATGAGACCCCATATCGTTTTTTCCCAGTCTGTGCAGCAATTCGTATGTTAGCTTTTCCGTCCGGATGCCCGATATACTTAGCTGCTTCATATGCTGAAACAAACGATTTGTCCAATTCAGGGCAATAAACAGGCAGTTGCTTTCTGTTTTTTTGACGAAGGTTTGATGTGTCAGGCGTTCCATCTTCCTTTATGTAGCAAAAACGGTGTCCGCCTGCGTGAAGGTATCTGCCTTTGAGTACCCCACATATTGATTGTACCAATATGCCTGTACTGCGGCTTGCTGCACTAATTGACGGGTACGTTATCCCTGTGGTCACATCGACGATTGACTTGCTTGTAGCCGGTTGATTCATATATTTGCCTTTCAGCGCGCTGCTGATTTTCGTATACATGGCTTCTTTGTTCCGGTACTCGCCTAATGTGTGCTGATTTGTCAGCTTTACATTGTAACCGTTGGGAACGAATGTATCAAGCTCTTGAATCCAATAGTTTTCGCGTTCCGTCAGTTTAGCTTTTAAGTCCTTCTTGTCTGCTCCTTCGACATACTCAATTACTGCGTATGTTGCCCTGATAGTTTCCCATCCATACTTGCGAATCGCATTCCCAAACGGCGTATTGCATTTCTTTGTATACGCCTCAAATTTATGCTTGTTGATTCGCTTTCTTTCGAGAATCATTGTTTGCCCTACATAGATTTTTCCGCTTGGGGAATTATAGCGATAGATAACACCTTTCAAATTTTTCACCTCAAAGGTATTATATCACAAATCCACAAACTTTTCAACAAGTTTAGAGTTTTACCGTTAGCGCATTTTCATGCACACCGCTTTTGCTTGCGTTCACCAGCAGTTTCAGAATGGATTTCTCCATTAAGCCGCTAAAATCAACGGTTCTGTTTCCCCGGAGATACCGGAGCGGATTTTCTCAAATGCCGTGTCGTGGTCGAGGTTGTAGAACGACGCCATATCCGCCGCCAGCCCTGCCATATCCGTCGACATTTGGCGAACTTGGTCATCCGCGACGCCCATGGATTTCAACATAGCGCCCAGCGTGGATGAATACTGTTTTGCCTTGGTCTCCGTGAGGCCGTAGGCGTTCAGTGCCTCCTGCGCCCACTTGTTGATGGTGGACGCGGAATCTTCAAACGTCACATCAACAACGTTCTGCGTCTCCTTAAGGTCGGACGCAAGCCCGATTGATTCGCTAATCGACCCCGTGACGCCGTCGATAATGCTATTGATGCCGTTTACTGCCATGTTGGCAAGGAACTGCCCGCTTGCAATATCGCCAATCACATCAAGGCGGCTCAAAAATCCGCTAAGGACACCGCCGCCCGAATCGCCAGAACCACCGCCGTCTGCGGCTTCCTGCAAGGACTGGATTTGCTGCTGCAAACGCTTGATTTCTTCCGTCGCCTGCGTAGATTGCTGCTGCGCTTGCTGCAATTCCGCGCGAAAACGTCCAGCGTCAAACGTCGGGTGCACAGCAAAGCTGTTTAGCTCTTGTTGAAACTGCTGCATTTCCTGCCGGATTTTATTTAGCTCTTGCGTGTATCCGCTTGTATCAATCTTAAAACTTGCGTACAACTCAAATGCTTCCGCCATCTTCTGCACCTCCCCTCGCCATTAGTCCGTTTATAATATCGTCGCAGATTTCCTCTGCTGTTTTTTGCTTTGTTTCGTGCTTCTCTGCGCCGAAAACGTCGCTGTATGACGGGATTTCCAGATTCGCGCCGCCGAACGACGAAATAGCAAGCACCGTCATCCACGCCATATTAGCCATGTAGCAACGTTTTGCTTCCTCCTGCGTTTCGTGCGCCAGAAGCACCCCCAGCGCGTGAACGTTTTGCGGGCGGTATTTGTATAACACAGGGATTACATGATGCACCCCAGACGAAGCGCAAAGGTAAAAAAAGCAAACAGCGAATCGAGTGTGTCCTTGTCCATCATGGCGGCGGTTTCGGTGAAGTCCATTTCTGCGACTTCCTCCGCCGTCTTGCCGTGCATCGCGCCGAGAATGCCCATCGTTTCCTTGGGATGCTTGGCGTACAAAATCGGCAGCATCTTCATCAGGATGTCGCGTCCGACAACGTCGCCCTTGCTCTTTTCTTCCACGAAGGCTTTCATTTCCTTGCTGTTGACCAGCTTGTCGATGTACGGAATGGCGTTCGCCATCTGCTCAAATGCGGTTGCGGTATTCATGCGTTTTCCTCCTCAAAATTCACGAAAGTGCGGCAGGGCGCGAACCCTGCCGCGTGTTATTAAGCGGCGGGGTCGAAGAAAATAACCTCGCAAGGGGCATATCCGTCGGTTTCCAGCCCGTCCTGATGCGCGGTAAACTCCACCGGAATAGTGCCCTCGCCCTTGTCCGTCCAAGTCAGCGTTGCGCCCGCCGTGTTCAGCGCGTTTTTGATGGCAATCAGCACATAGCCCTTCGAGGTGTCGCCCACCCAGACAAGGCTATCAATATAATCCGCATCCTTAATGTCGGTGCGAATCTTAATGGTGTGCTTCTTCTCCGTGTCCGTCACGTCGGCAGTGCCGAAAGACCGCTTAAGGTTGGTGGCGTTAATTTCCAGCAGGGTAGTCGTCAGCTTGATAGTCCAGCCATCGTTGACGCTGCTGCCTTTCCATTCCTCGCGCTTGCCGTCCGCCTCGATGCTGCGCGTGTTGGGCGTGCAGACGAACGTGCCGCCGCCGCGCGTTGCGCCAATCAGCGCAGAACCGCTTGGCTTTTCGCGCTCCGTTTTCAGCAGCGCGCCCAGCGTCGCCGCGTCCGTGGCGGTAGAATAGTCAAAATTGGCAAGAAACATCCCGGCATTGAGCTGCAAGTTCTCAAATGTGCTTGCCCGAAGACCAGTCGTCATTTTGTTACCTCCTGTTAGGTGTAGTAAGTCACGATTTCGTAGTAAATCCGCCCATAGCAGACGCTTTTGAGCGTCGTGTCCACTTCAAGGCGGAAAAAGTTGCTATTGTTGCGGTACAGGGTGATAAAGCCATCGTCGCAATAGATTGCCGTTCCCCCCGGCGGAATAGCGCGGCGAACTTCGTCAAGGATTGCGGCGCGCTGCAAGTTTACGTTGCTTCCGTTTTCCGCCTGACAGCAAAGGGTACAAATCATTGTAGACTTGCCAAACGCGTCCCCCTCTTGCACCTGAAACGCGAAATAGGGGAAAGACGCTTCCTCCGGCACTGCGTCCTCGATGTATGCAGGGATGGGCTTGCCCTCGTAGGTGAAACTGTTCCAAAACTTGTATAGTTTCCGCTGCAAGTCAATCACGCCGTCACCACCTCCGCGTCCGCCTCGCGGAAGTGCATATCGCTCTGCTCCGGCGTTGTCATGTCCCGCGAGTCCGACGTGATGCGGAAGACTTTGCCGTCTGAAATCCGCTTCACGCGGTCGTTCGGCAGCAGTTCCAGCATATCGGAAAAAACGATGGTAAACAGTTCGCGGATGCCGCTCTGATATGCAATCCGGGCTTCCGTGCTGCTGTTGCGGATGAATCCGGCACGAAACGGCGCGCCGTCTGTCCATGTGACAACGATGCCGCCCATGCCGTCTGATTCCGTGCGCTTGTCGACGATGCAAGCGTCATCCAGAAAATCAGTCCACGCCATCAGCCCACCTCCGTATACATATGGCGATACGGTCGCAGTTTGTCCGCGAATGCCGCTTGCCACGTTACAACGCCATTGCTCCCGGTTGCGCGCGAATAGCTGTAATGCCCGAACGATTCCGAGGTGTATGCCCCCGTTGGGTTTTTCGTCTCGTACTCCGCGCACTCTTTTGCAATCTCAACAAACGGGCGCGGCGGGTACAGAAACCACAACGTGCCGTCGAAAGTTTCCTCCCCGTCCGCGTCCTCCATTGCGCCAGAAACAAGGCTGTGAACGCCGTCGTTCCGCGCGCTGCCGCTGATGTACACATAGGGCGAACCTACATCAGGAACGATTTTACCGCCCGCAATGCGAATCTCACCCGCGTACTTGCAGCGCTCAAAAAAGTTGTTACACTCGCGCATTGCCATTTCCAGCGTCACAGCCATGTTTCCACCTCCATTAGGTCGCCGCCGTCACCGTCGCGCTGCCGGAGCGAATCACGCGGTAGTCGCTGGTGCATTCCGCAACCGTCACCTTCTGCCCGGTCGCAATCGCAAGGTCAGACGTGCCGTCCCAGTTGCTCCAAGTGCGTACATTCTGCCCATAGGTCGCAGACGGCGCGGTCGTGCCGGACTTCACCTTGTACAGGTTGGAGCTGGATTCCTTTGCGGGGCTGACAGTCAGCTTCGTGTTGCCCTTACTCGTGCCGGCAGCGGAAGAAACCGTCAACTGACCCGTCGCCGCGTCCGTGATGGTTGCAATCCAGATGCTCTGCGGATTGAAAATAACCGGCATGAACAAGCCGGATGCCCGCGTCCACAGAACAACGGGGTCGTTCTCCACCCACTGCGACACCATCACATAGCGGTGCTGACCGGACTGGTTGACGTTAAGCCCGGTGTTCGCGGTGTTGACCGTTTCTTCCGGGGTCTGTCCCCACAAGCCCGCGCCGATGCGCGTCATGGCGCTGCCAGTGCCGATGAACGTCATCTTGTCCTGCGGGAAATAGCGCTTCGTGGTGCGAATCGGTCGCCCGTCCGCGCCGATGCCGCCATCAATGGCGTACTGCAAATCGTTAGTGATAACGCGGTTGATGCCGTACTCCGTGGAGAAGAACGTATTCAGCGCGGCGTTACTTACATATGCGCCCTCGCTCAACGTGCCGTTGATGCGCTTCTGGATTGCGCTGTTTGCGCGAATCTTGTTGATAACCTTGCGGCTCGTTACGATGGTGTCCAGCGTCGTGCCAGCGTCCAGCGCGGTATCCACCACGAACTGAATCTGTGCCGGAATGTCCGCGTCCTCGCTGAAATCGAACGTGAACTCCGTCTGTTCCGGCTTCACGCCATAGTCAATGGTCAGGTCGAGGTTGTTTTCCTTGATGGTCATCTTGCCAGTCGCCAGAACCTCGTTCTTCGCAACCTTGGTGCGCGTCACAACTTGGTCGGCAAGCATGATGCCGTCCCGAATAACGTAGTCATACATAGCGTCATTCTGCACGCCGGAACGCAGCAGCGCACGCATACGCTCAGACTGGTTAATCTTTACTTTAATCAGTCCCTTTTCGATGCTGTGCGTATCGACGGGGATGCGGGTGGCGATGTTCGTCCGGCTGTCGAAGCTGTGGAAGTCAGCCATCACGGGAAGCTGGTACTGGTTGGCAATCTCCTGCCACTTTGCTACAAGGTTTTCGCTGTATTCGTCGGGGAACAGCGCGTCAACCGGGTCGCTCGGGCGGCTGACGTTAAAGCCAACGTCCAGCCACTCCTCCTTGGGAATAAGACCGAAAATATTGTTTTCAAAAGACGGAATCTGCATAGTATTCTCCTTTCGTCAGTACGGGCGCACCGTCGCGGCTTCGGCGGCGATGAAGTAGAAGCCCTTTGCCGTCAGCGCGCTCTTGGCGGTGCTGTTGATTTCAGTGGGGAGACGGCTCTCGTAAACCGTGCCGCGCGTCACGACGCTGCCGGGCATATCGCCGCTTGTAACGTCCACGTCCTCGTACACGATGCCGACGGCAGTGCCGTCATTCGCGGGGTAAACAGTCCCCATCTTGACGTACTTCGCGCCGTTTTCGGCGGTTGTAGCGTCCGACTGCTTAATCTGCTTGGTTTCGCGGATTGCGTCTTCCGCGTTTTCAAGAAAATAACCGGGCTGGTAAACAGTCCCGGTTGCCTTGCTGGTAAAACTCATTTGTTTGCTCCTTCCGGCGCAACTGCGCCATACATATCTTGCGCGTACTTCGCCGCCAGTGCTGCGGCGCGTCCGCTGCCGTGCGTGGCATTGCCGCCGCTCGGCGGGGTTGTGGTAGGTGTACCCTGCTGCTGCTGCGTGGAGAAAAGGTCGCCGTACTCGTCCTTGAGCGCGTCAATCAGCTTGTCGCCGTCCTTGATTGCGCCCTTGTCGTCGAGTTCGATTCCGTCCAGTCCGCGCTTTGCCATCACAAGGTCAGCAAGTTTCTCCTGCATCCCCTTGCTGGTCAGCAGCTTTCGCGCGGCGGTTGTCAACGTCGCGGTTTTCTTTTCCGTTTCCACTTGCTGCTTGTAGGCGTCGAACGCCTCCTGAATCTTCTGCGCGTCGCCGCCGCTCTTCTTCGCGTCGGCAAGCTGCTGCTTGAGCGTGTCGCGCTCCGTGGTCAGCGCTGCAATCTGCTTCGCCTGTTCCGCGTACTTGTCGCGCTCCGCCTTGATGTCGTTGATTGCGTCGCTGTGGGCTTCCACAATCGCGTCAATCGCTTCATCAGGCACATTCAGGGCTTTCAGGTTTTTCCGGGTGAGGATATTCATGATTCAATCTCCTTTGCTTCGGGGCGCGGTGCTTTGCGCCTTTGATTGTTTGCGGGTAGGCGGTGCTTTGCCTTGCTCCGCGTATATGCAAACAGCGCACGGCGGTGCTTTGCCATGCGCTGATGTTGCTGTTATTAGTCCATGTTTTGTTTGATTACATCCGCCATGATGTCCACAAGGCGTTCCGCGTTTGCGGAATCTGCGAACGTGTCCGTCATGAACGGTCTGCCGGGGGTGTATCCTCCCGGCATGACGCGGAACTCGCCTTTGTCGCCCAGCTTGGGAAAGAAAACAGCGTGTCCCGCGTGCCCATCGTGCACATAATGCGCGTACTCGACGTTTGTGCCGATGGTTACTTCGTTGTTGTCGGGGTCGATGTCGGCGGTGATGCTTCTCGCCAGATTGCCAGTGTCGTAGACCTTATGCTCATAGCCTGTCACCATCTTCTCGCGCACCATGCCGACGGATTCTTGTGCAACCGCCAAAAGCCCGACAAACATTGCCTGTTCCAGCTTTTGATTGATTTCCGGCGTGTGGTCTACAAAGCCGCTCATTCCTTTCCCTTCTTTCGGATGTTTCCATCTGCGTCTACATACTCGGTGGACAGGATGACTTTCGGCATAATCATGCAGTAGCAATTGATTGTTTCCGCTGCGCTTCCGTTCGGGTCGCCAGGAAAGCGGATGTTGCTGTTCGGGAAGCACTCGCCCTGCTTCGCCATCTTGCCGTGCCGTGCCATATGCGCCTCACGGCTATTCTGGAAGCGGCAAAACCATTTATTGTAGACCGTCACGCCTTGGTCTGCTGCTTCCTGCGATGCGGCATAACTCGCTTGGCTCTGTGAACGCGTCCGTTCCGTCTGCGCTACTCTCCGCGCTTGCCACTCGCTCTGTCCTGTGATGTCGCTGATGCGGTTCATCAGTTTCTTCCTGTCCTCGCCCAGCGTGGACGAAAGCGCCAGCGCGTTTTGCAGCTTGTGGCGAATTTCGGTGTTCTGCCCCAGATTCTTGTACGCCAGCTTTGTGAACGCTGTCTCGTTCGCGGCGAAAATCGCCTTGATTTCTCGTTTGTTTGGCTGCGCGAATGACACCTTGATACCCGCGCGGTCTGCTTGCGCCTCAATGACGGTTTGCGCCTCTCCCAAGCTGTCGGCGTACACGTCGCCCATCGTGTTCCGGATGTCGTCGGTTGCCCGTTTCCCTGCCTTGCAGATTTCCTCCATGATGACTTCTTCCACGCGATATTGGCGGATGAGTTCGCGGACAAAACCCGCTTTCCACCGCTCTACCTTTTCCGGCGTGTCGTAGTACGCGGGCGGCTTTATCTTGCCATCGTCCACTTGTTGCTTTTTCCGCAAGAAGTCTTTCAGGCGCTCCGTGGCGATATCAAGCGCCTCTTGGTACATCGCCTTTATGCGCATTTGCAGTGCGGCTTCGCGCAAGTCGTTGCGCTCCACGTCCGTCACGGCTTGCCCGTCTCCCCAACATCAAAAAATGCAATCAGGACGCGCAAGATAAGTCGAACCGCCACCAGCCACCAGCCGATGCACAAAAGCCAGTCCGGAACGATGACGTTATTCGCCGCCAGCACTTGCAGAATCACCATCAGATACAGCATCTTCTTCCTCCTCGTCTGTCTTCTGCATTGCCTGTTGCGCCATGCGGATGCCAAGAAGCGATTCTTCCTCCCCGCGCTTGATGATGTCGCCGATTTCCTCCGGCAGAATCATCGGATTAAGTTTCAGACGCGTTTCCTTGTCCAAATCGCCCTGCGCTGTGTAGATGTTTTGGATGATTTCGCTCTCGTTGGCAATCGTCTGTCGCTTGAAACGGATTGTCTCGGTTTCGATGCCCAGAATCCGCAGCAGTTTCTGCACGAAGTCAAAGCACTGCCATTCGTAGGCGTTCGCCTTCAAGTCGAGGTTAGCCATGCTTGCCCGGATTGCAACGTTCGTTAGGCTTCCGCCCGTCAATTCCGACACATCCAGCGCCATATAATCGCGATAAAGCTGCCGTTCCAGCAGTTCCAGCGCGGTTTGACGCGCTGCATACGGCACTTCAAACGTCTCCGGCGTTACTGTGCTGGATGACGTGCCGTCCGAAATGTTCGCAATTGCTTTTAGTCGGTGAATCTGTTCCAGCATCAGCGCAACCTCGTCGAAGTTGCCCCCGAAATTATTCAGCACCCAGTAAACATCATTCGCCTTTTCCAGATTGTTTCCGAAGTCGGAAAGAACGATGTCGTACAGGTCGATTTTGGAACGGATTGCAAGCGTCAACTCTGTCTGCTTCTTGTCGTTGGCATACAGCGGCACAATCGGCAGTGCGCTATAATTCTCCTCGGACACAAGGCGCTCGCCTGTGATGTCCCTCGCGTATGTCCGCTTGTAGGCGCGTTTCTCCTGCGCAACCTCCAAATCAGAGGCGTTCTCGCGCGTTTTGTAAACCGTCACGCCGTCCGGCTCGAATACACGCGCCATCAGCGGCTTGTCGTCGCCAATCTGCCAGAACTGCACTCCAACCATCGGTTCGCCCGTCAGCTCGTCCAGCAGCGCCACGAACCCGCTGTTTTTGTCCGTGTACGCACGCAGAATCTCAACGTGGTCGAGATTCCAGTACCCCCAACACACGCCATGCACCAGCGCATACAGTCCGATTTTTGCAAGTGTCGTGTCGAACCCGATTCCCAGCTTGCCCTTCATCGCGTCGTTTTCCAGCTCCACGCCATTACCCAGCAGATAATTAGCCTGCTGCATGGTGAAGCGGCGGAAAAAATCGCTATAAATACGCTGTCCGGGGACTGCTTCCGTCGCCGTCCCCTTCTTCTTGACTGTTTTCCCGTCGGCGGTTTTTTGCTCCGATTCTGATGTGGTAGCTCGCAGCACGACTTTCGCGGAAACGGTATCGTTCCGTGCTTCGTAGTAGCGTTGCGCGATTCCTGCCTTGTCAAAGTCCTCGCTGTGTTTATATGCCCCGATAACCGCCAGCGTTGCCTTTGCTTTGTCCGGCTCGTTTTGCCAATCCTGCCATGTGATTTTTGTAAACATCTGTATCACCCCCCAACATATAAACTCGCGCCGCTCCTGTCGAGAATCCGGCAGCAGCACGCGGCACTGTCCGGCGCGTCGTCGTGCTCCGCGTCCTCGGTGTAGTCCATAATCTGCGCGATATAATCCTTGTCCGTGCCTTCCAAAAACACGATATTCCCCCACCACTTTTTGAGGTATGTGCTGATTTTTAGGTACTTGTTCATTTTCTCCGGGTATGCGCGTACTGCCATATTGCGGCGGCGCAATTCCCGCGCCAAATAACCCTTGTCGCCGTTTGTCTCGCAGTAAATCGGCGCGCACATTAGGCGCTCCGTCTCCGATTGCAGTGCGTCCATCAGCGTGTCAACGTGCTTGCGCCACAAGCGCCCGTACAAGTACAGCGTATCTCCGTCCCTCTTTGCACAGGTCAGCGCGGTGTAGTCCTCGCCGCCATAGGCAGCATCAACGTGCGCGATGCCGTCCCGCAGCTTTTCCGCTTCCGGCGTAAACGTCGGTGGCGTATCAAACAGCGCATTTTCGGCGGCAATGTGGCGCAGCTCATAGTTCGCAGCAAACAGCGACGGCGACATTGATTTCCGCAGCTCTTCCAGCTTCTCCGGCGCAATCAAACCGGTGGAATAGCAGTCGTGCTTCTCCGGCGGCGCAACCAGCGTGAACGCGTCCTCGATGTGCCACGGTGTGCCGATGAAGACGATTCGTCCGTCGCGTGTGACGATGTTTCGCAGCTCCTGTATAACGCCCTTGGTGCGCTCTCGTTCTGCCCGGCTGATGCGGTCGTTGAGGTTTACCACGTCGTCGCAAACAATCAAATCAGCGTGCTTGCCCGTCATGGAAGAACCGCAGCCGATGCCGATTAGCTGGTCAGCACCACGCGGCGAATCGTACACGCTCACCGTCATGCAGTTGCCGCCTGATTTCAGTAGCGTCACGTCCTGCTGCATGAGGATTTGCGCCATGTAGCAAAAAGCCTCGTTGGCGAATACCTTTTTTGCCTGTGCTATGCTCTCCACAACGTCGCTGTCGGTTTTCCGCATGAAAATCGCGTTTTTCCCGTGGTTGAGAACACACCACATTGCCAGCGCAACGGAAAGGCAGGAAGACTTGTAGGACAGACGGTGTGCTTGAAGCGTGTAGTCCTCCGCTCCGAAGATGATGTGCTGCATCCAGCGTCCGTGAAGCTCGTCCGTCAAGTCGCGGAATCCGCACATTCTGCCGACGGCGGCGGGATGGTATCGCCAGATGTTCCACACTTCATCCCGCGTCAGCGTCGTCATTTTACTTCTCCCCGCGTCTCTTTCAGCAGCTTGTCAATGTCGGCTTTCGCGTCCTCGGACAACTGCGGCGTTTTGACGGTCACGGTGTCGCCGGGGTCTTCCCCGATGAGTTTTGCGAAATACTGCATCGCTGCAAGATTTCCATCAGCAGCCATTTTTGCAAGGCGCATGATGTACGCCTCCTTAAAGGTTTTTCCGTTTCCCATCGGCTTGTCTGCAAAATCAATTGCAAATTCGCGCAACGTCTTGTTGCCGTTCCGAACTGCGACGGACTTTTTGTTTTCTTCTCGCGCATTCAGCGTATTACCCTCGCCATTCCCGAAGCGCTTTCCCTTTTTGAGATTCGCAAGGCTGTTAGGATGTTTCCCGTGCGGATACTGTTTTGTTTCCTGTTCCGTTGGCATTTACTCACCGCCTGATTACCTGATTTTACTATTTAATTCTAACGTCTGCATCGCAGAGAGTGCAGGCTGCTTCTTGAACACTTCTCCAAGATTTTCAAGCGTCGTTTGCCTGTATGCAACACCGTTGACGAAATGCTCGGCGCTTCGTTGCATCATTCTTATTGCAGCCTTTTTGGCATCTGCCTCTTGCTTTTCAGATACACCCTTCGGCGTGTTGACATTGATGCCGATATGAGCTGTTTCCGACCTCCCTGTTTTTCTACCCAGCGTAAAACCTTCCTTACTGCTTCCAAGATACGGAGTCTCTTCTCTCCAGGTCAAAATACGAAGTGGTACAACCACGTCATATTGTTTTTTAGCCAGATTTGATGTTGTAAACACTTCCAAGTCTTTCACAAACCCGTCATTGTTGGCGAATGTCCGGATTTTTTCGATGCGTGAGCCGTTATTTGGGTTGTAGTATTCGACGGTTGCGACTTTACCACCGGAAACATATGTGGAAGAAGTGTTTTTCGCCGAAAGGCTGCCGCCTCTCCCCCCCCACGCTTGCAACCTAAACTGAAACATTTTTTCTCCTCCTGACAACGCTGTCGTAGAATGGCGCGATTTCTACGATATTACCCGTGCATTCTTTCGGCTTTTTCCCGTAAAGCAGAATTATAGTTGGTGATAGTCGCTCCAGCATCGTGTTGTACCCATCCAAAAATGCTTTTGCGCTTTCTGGATTTTTTTGCGTTCCGACGGATGAAACGATTACCGGTGCGTTCGTCGGCTCTCCGTCAAAACACCAACTGAACGTCTTTTTGCTTCCCCAGCAGATTGTAGGGATTACCTTGATGCCGTATGATTGCCAATAAGCCGCAAGCCAGTGCTTCATGTAGTGGCAATATATGTTCAGCGCTTCGGGCGTGTCCTGATAGATGGAGAAGTCCGGCGATGCGACGCACCCGGCAAGCTCCAAAATCGCAAGATACCTGTCTGGTTGCGCCCATAGCCGCTTCATGCGGTAGTCGTCCACGAACATATGTATGCCCTGCGTCGCCTTAAAAGGCTTGGACAGGTCGTTGAATGGAATCCACTCCATCACGTCTGGTTCACTTGTTGGCGCGATAACCGGGATGTCATACGCTCCTGCACATTCGGATGGAGAAGGGAACCACTTGGAAAGATTCTCGTAAAGACGCGAGAACTCCATGCATTATCGCCTCCCTGATTGCTTAAGCCCTCGTGCTGCGCTTTTCGTTCGTGATTTCGCCCGTTACGCGGTTGAGTTTGAACCGCGAACTGTATTTTCTGCGTCTGCCCTTTGCGGACGATGAGCCTTTCAGCGTTAATTTTCGCCCTTTGCCCGAACCGCTTGCCATGCTTTATTCCCCCTTACGATTTTGGGTTTCGTGTAGTCGATTGTTTTATACTTGTCAATAAGACTGTCGAACGCTTCCTTGTAGAAGTTGAACAGCTCCGCGTTCTCCTCGAAGTCGAACTGCTCCAGACACGATGCGCTTCGCAAATTCGCGCTTCCCGTCAGAACATAATGATTCCCCTTGTGCGTTTCCATTAGCAGGATTTTCATGTGCGTGTTGGTGAACGCCACTTGCAGCTTATTGTCGATGTCCAGCTCCTCATACAAGTACGGAATTAAATCCGTTTTGTAGTGGCTGTAGAAGTAGCCGGACAGCATCAGATTGATTTTCTCCACGTTGCGGAAAAGCAGCAGATTTTTGAAGCTGTCCACGTTGTTCTCGGACAGTGACAACGTGGAACAGTAGATTGTTTTGAGGTCGATGCCGCGATACATCACAAGCGCTTCCGGCAAGTCGCCAAAAATGAAATTGCCAGGAACGATGCAAGTAGTCCGTGCGTTGCGTTCCAGACAAATTTTTGCGGCAAGGTCGCGTGCATACTGGAAATCTGCCTTGTTGTAGATTGCCGACTTTGCCATCTTGGGTTTTATGATGCGCGTCTGTTCTTCCTCGTCTACAAGGGAAAAGTCGGCGACGGAGAAGTCTATATCGTCGTCAAGTTCGATTGTGTCGGGAAGGTGGATTTCCTGGATGTCGAGGTCGAAATCCGTCACGTTTCCGCCGCACCTCCTAACCCTTTTATGATTTCCTTTTCGCGCTCTGATAGCTCAATGTGATACGCTGCTCTTTCTGCCGCTGCTCTTTCCGACAGCAGGAAGCAAGCCCCAAAAACGCCTTTCTTCGCGTTGTCGAGCGTTCTTGCAAAAAAAACTTCCTTCTCGTCGAGCGTGAAGTATTGTCCTTTCGCGGAAAGCTGGTTGAGTTGCGCGGCGGTTGCGACTTGCGGCGGGAATTTCAGCTTGTCGAGCTGCTTTTTCTGCTCTTTGACGTTTTCTGCGTCTGCTGCCTTTATTTGGCGGTATAAGTCCGGCGCAGTCTCGACCAAATACCCCCCCAAGTTTGTTACGAATCCCGTATTGACTTTTGCGCCGTTTTGGTATGTCATACTGTACCCGACACAGACGTAATGTAATCCGTTGTACGGTTTGAAGCAAGAAGTTCCGGGTGCAAACAAGAAAAAGCGGATGCCACGCGCAAGGTAGAATTTTTCGATTTTGGAGAGGATGGAGAATGGCGGGTTGTCGATGACGATGCTGTTTTCTGGATATTCTGCGTGTTCGTAATCGCCGCCCGGATAAAATGGACGAATTACCTTCGTGCTTTTGTCAAGGTTGTAATGCTCGAACACCCACTCTTTTACCGTCTCGTAAATGTTCGGCGGCGTATAGCAATCGTCCGTTGTCAGTTTTGGTTTGAACTTATCAACAAACGCCTTGTACTCCTCCGATGCTTCTGCAAGCGTCAATTGCTCCATTTTCCCCTCCTCTTCTTCCGTCGCGTCCCCACCAACGCAACAAAGCGCATCGCGCATAAATCCCGCCGCTGAAGAGGCAAGAGCGGCACTTCCATAGTCGCCTCTTCCAACAAAAAAGACGCTTGCATTACTGCTCGCGCCTTTCTTGCTGCTTTTACATTTTACATTATAGCACGGGAATTACTCTCATAACTCTCATTTTTTTATTCCTATATGTTTTTTGCCCTTTGCCATTGCCAGCAATGCCGCCTGATTGCTCCGGCGGCTCTCAGGCGGCATTTTGTTGCGATTAGGCGGGATTGTGTGAACAAGTCTTACTTTATCGCTTTGACTTTGATGTATTCCCACTCGGTCTGCATCTTAAAGCAAACCGTCGCCGGGTCATCAAACACTGCTTTCGAGATGCGCTTGTACTTGCCAGTATAATAATCACGGACGTAAATCCAATTTCGGGTGGGATAGTCACCGATGCGGTTGAGGGTTTCCAGCGCCTTGGTGCTCAGCTTGATGGTCTTCATAATCATTACCTCTTTCTGTCGGGGGCTTTATTTTTTGTACCGCCCTCCTGACACTATTATTATATCATATACCGCCGTATATGTCAAGGGGTAAATCACATTTTTTCGAGATTTTTTTGCAAACTTTTTTGAGCAACAAAAAAGGCGCACCCCAGCGGATGCGCCCCATGCTATTATTGTTTCCTGTTGGTAATTATTTCACACCCGACGTATGCGTTTACGGAATCAACGATTAACTGTGCCACCGAGAGACCACGGCGCTTTGCTTCTTCTTCCAGCGCCTCTTTGCTCCCAGCGCGAACGTCGAAGCGCACCGTTTTGATTCCTTCTTTCTCGCGATACTTCTTCATCGCGCGGACGGATGCCGCGCCTTGGTAGTATTCTTTCCGCATTGCTACAACCCCTTTCGGAGGTATTGTAGCATAGGATGATTGATTTTGCAAGCCGTTACTTTTCACGCTTCACCTCGACGATGTAGTCCATATCGTTTGCTCTTTCGCAGATTGCGAGCGTTTCGCCGTTCAGCTTTGCAAGGTGGCTGTACACGCAACCATCTTTTTCAAGGCGACCATGCTTTTTAAGCTCTCTGTATTCTTCCTTCGTCAGCGTCAGCATCACTGTGTTTTCCCCTCCATTCATTTACAGTTGCCTTATTGTAACGTACCCGCATCCATTTGCGTAACGCGGGCGAGTGAGCGTTACCAGCTTGTCGCCAAACCGGCAGTACGTATTGCCATTCCGCCATGTATCCGCATCACTGATGCAGTAGTCGACGAACACTTGTGTTTGCTTCGGCGAAAGTTTCTTGTTTTCGCAAATCCCGAACGAAGGCGCGAAAACGTCCGCGAACCAGCCCTTGCGCTTCGGAAATTGCAGTGCAAACGCTTTCAGCCAAACCGCATCCGCTTTTTCTTTGTGTTGCTTGTAAAGCTCCATGAGCTTCTGTTCGTATTCCTCGTCGGTGATGCTCTCTTCTTTGGCGAGTGCGTCCATTTGCGCTTCCCACGCCTTGGTCATTTGGCGGTGCTGTTCAAACAGCGCCGCGCTTTTTGCTTTATCAGTCATTGTCTTTCCCTTTCTGTCGGGGGCTTTATTTTTGTACCGCCCTCCTGGCACTATTATTATAACATATACTGCCGTATATGTCAAGGGGGAAATCACATTTTTTTTGCGATTTTTGCAAAGAAAATCGCGCACCTTTCGATGCGCGACCGCCTTATTCCGCGCTCTGGATTTTCCGCTCCGCGTTACCAATCACGCGGAAGACGTGCTGCTCGGAATACGCCAGATTGTAGCTGATTTCCCGGACGCTCCGCCCCTCCAGATACCGCATCCTCATGCACTGCACTTCCAGCGGACTTTCCAGCGCATCAACCAGCGGCGCAAGCTCTTCGCGCATCCTGCACAACTCGTCCCAGATTGCTTTCTTGCGCTCCAGCGCCTCGACGCGATACAGCAACCCTTCCTCCGTGCTGTTCATGCTTCCGCCCCCTCGCGGCGCGTCGCTGATTGTCCGCGTCAGCTTCTGCGCCCGGATTCGCGCCTGTTCCGCGCGCAAGCAAGCCATAGGATACCGCCTGATGAGATACCGCATCCGCTTTAAGTCAACCATTTTCCCCTCCCGCAACCGCCCCACGATTATTTTACCCCTTCAAACGCCTTTACAATCGCTGTATACAGCGCCGGACGAATCTGACCGCTCATTAGCTCCGTGTACAGCATATCTTGTACCTTCTCGATTGCCCCGTTTGCCTCCTTCTCGCCGTTTAGCCTCCTGATTGCGTCCTGCGTCGCCCTGACTTTGTAGGCATCGTGGCGGCTTTTGCATCCGCGCGAAACGTTCCCCGCAAGCCGCTTGACGTTCTTTTCCAGCTCTTTCTCCAGCCAAAAAGAGTAGCGGATGTCGTCGGTGTCCAGCATCTTCTCACTCTCCGTTCATGTATCGCATAATCGCATCAATCGCTTCTTGGCAGCCCTTTGCCACTACGCAACGGTAGCCCTCGGCAGTCAGCATCTTCATGCGCTCTTTCTGCGATGTCGATACCGTCCCGCCCTTCCGCCGCTTCATCTCGATAAAAAGCCCGTGTTCACGTCCGTTGGAGACTGGCAGGAAGATGTCCGGCACTCCTGCACGCGTCCCGGTTCGCTTCATCCTCGTGGCGGTTGCCTTGGCGCGATAACCGCCGTTCGGGATGGCGAACATCCCTTTCAGCCACGGCTTCGTTGCGCTTTGAGTCTCCGCCCAGCGGAAAAGGGCTTCCTGCTCTTCGTCCTCCGTCGGGATTATATCGGCATAAAGAGAACGCCGTGTAGTCCGCACTTTGGATTTGTACATTTTAGCCATGCGCCTCCTTGCACGTCAATCGTAGCGTATCGCTTCATCACTGCGTTGCACACCGGACAGATTGTCAGTGCAAGTGCATTCAGCCATTCTTGCTTTTCGACCATGCTGCACCTCCTCTCTGCGCCTTCATGCACATTGCCGCAACCTGCACATCTTCACAAGCCAGCAGACACAAAAGACCGATAACCGTCATTGTCATCCCCCCAACCACGCCGCAAGCGCATCCGCTCCGGCGTACACAAGAATCGAAATGATACAGTTGACGAGCGCCAGCAGAATGTAAATGTACCACGGGCGCGTTTCCTTCGCCAGCAGGAAGCCCGTCACTCCCAAACCAATCATCGTGCCGAAAAGCACCGCCTCGGGCAGCGTCACAGTTTTCATCAGCTTTCCTCCCTTACGTCTCAATCTGCGCCTTTGCCAACTCAATTGCCAACAGGTACGTCCTTTCATGCTTTGTCCCGGCGTGGACTTGCTTGACTTCTGCGTAAAAGTCGTCAATCGAGCCGCTAAAGCATCCGCAGGAAACGTATATTCCGCCATCCGTGCCGCGATAGAAGGTAGTTGTATCGTCACGGCTACCGATTGCGCCGATGGTGATGCAATCAGACGACTCCATTACACGCGCATTTCCCCTCACCCACGCATTTCCTGTCACGCGCGCCTCGCCTGTCACCAACGCCTTTCCCGTCACACATGCCGAACCCGTCACACACGCAGAACCTGTCACCAACGCCTTTCCCCTCACCCACGCCGCGCCCGTCACCCACGCCGAATCCGTCACACGCGCCTTTCCCGTCACACACGCCGCGCCCGTCACCCACGCCGAACCCGACACCCATGCCGAACCCGTCACCCACGCCTCGTCAGCGACCCACGCCGAACCTTCCTGAGACAGATTTCTCTCCGCCTCAATCCAGCCGCCCAAGTCGCCTGCCTTCACGTCATGCAACGGAATATCAATCAGCGCACGGATGCGATGCAGAATCTTTCCGCCGATTTCTTTTGTTTCGGCCGTCAGTTCATACTTTTTCATTTTTGTTTTTCCTCCCATGGCGTATTCGCCATCTCTTCCGGCGTGGGCTTCCGCGACCAGCAGCGCCACGTCTCGCCGTAGGTGTAATCGGCGTACCATGTGCGTCCGCCGTCGAAATATATGCGATGGCTTTTAGGTTCCCAGTATGACACAATTCGCGCACGGGCGCACGGCTCGTCGTCCCCGTTGTTATCTTCAATCCATACGAGCGTTCCTGTACCTACCGCAAGCTCTGCGAGGGCCAGCACCCGGTTTTTGTACTCATTCATCTTCCTTCGTCCTCCCACGGCGTGTTTTCCCGCTCGTTTTTCGTCGGCTTGCGCCGCCAGCACCGCCAAAGGCTTCCATAGTCTTTCTCGTTTTGTTTACCCCCACCGCCAATGCCAGAAAATTCGAACAATATTTTCGAGCCATCCATCTCCAAGTCGGTAACGATGGCATATCCTTCATAGCCCTCTCTATATTCCAAATACATCACAGTTTCCTGCTCTGTGTTGTAGTCGTCACATGCAGTTATCAACACTTCATCCAGCGTCAGCACCCGGTTTTGTCCTTGCCAGCGCGACATTGCTGCTATGTAAGCACCGACTTTCGTGTGCTTCGCAGGGCTGTGGATGCCACACAACGGAGTATTGCATTGGTACCAGTACATTCTTTCTTCGTCCGCGAACAGTCCGAACAGCACGTCCTCGTTGTCCTCCAAGCGCATTTCCGCGTCGCAGTACGGACAGCGCGGAGCTTGTTTCTTTTCATTATTCATCCTCTTCATCCTCCTTTGGCGCGTCTGGGCATGGCATCCAGTGCGTGATGCTCACAGGCTTGTTGTCGTACATTTCGTCCAAAAACTCCTTTGTATCTGGACGAAAATACAGCGATGGATAGTCCCACCTGCTCTCTATATCAAATCCGATGACGTGCATTCCCTCTGCCGGAAGTGCCTTGTCCACGGACACCCATCCCGGCGCACGGCGATTCCACTTCTGCATTGCCTTTTCCAGCGTTTTTCCTGCTGCAATGGCTTGTCTACACGCAGTGCATTCGCAAAACCAACTGCCGAAAAAATAATCAGGTTCTACCAGTTCGATTTTTCGTCCCCCACAGAACGGGCACGGTTTAAGTTTATAATCCTGCATTCTTCTTTCTCCTTTCGTCGTTGTTCCACGCTCTCACGGCTTCCGTCTTTGTCCTTTTCGTTCTCCCTGCCCATCCGCAGCGTATGCACATCACCCACCACCCGTTTCCGCCGAGAATTGTATGCCACATTTCGGTATTCTCGCGTCCGCAATTCGGACAAGGTAGCCTTTTTAGTAACATTGCGCACCATTACCCCCTAAACTTGTTGATATAGCGGCGACCTCTTGCGTAATCCAGCTCTTAAAGGTTTTTGCTTCGGGCTTGCTGCTACCGAGAACGAGAGCATACAGACCGCTTTCGCTGACGCAAGCCAATTTGCGTTCTTGGAACGTTCCGTCCGAGCTGGTATGCGTTAAACGCACTGTAACTCTTTCGTCCTTATCAAGGCGGGGCGTCGCTGTTGGGTCGATGTCCAGCGCTCGACAAATGTCAATCGTCACAAACCACAGGTTTGGGTCTCCCTCTTCAACGAACACTCGGATGTTTCCAAACTGCTCGCTCTCCAAAATGATGATTTTGTGCATGACTTTCATCCTCCTATTCCTTTTTTAGGCATGTATACCGCATGTGCGGCTTATCGAAGCCCAGATGCACGAGCCCCGTTGCGCCGTTTCTGTTCTTTCTGATTCTGCACGTTTGCCACGTCAGCCCGTTCGCCTGGCAGTTGTGGTACATCTGCCATCTGTCGCTGTTCGCGTCCTGCGGCTCTTCCGGCTCGTGCAGGATGAGAAACACGTTCGCGTCCTGCTCAATCGCGCCGCTGTCTCTCGCTTGTGACATATCCGGCTCGCTTTTTGCTGACTTCCCGAATCCTTTCTCGCTCTCGCGGTTGAACTGCGTCATACAGAGCAGCGGAACGCCTAAATCCATCGCCATCAGCTTTAACTCGCGGCTGATTTGCGTAACTTCCTCCGTGCGGTTTCCGCACTTCTCATCGGCTCTCATGAGTTGGATGTAATCAACTACAATCAGGCTCAACCCCTGCTTGCTTGCTTTCATCTTCGCCGCTGCGTTGCGGATTTGCAAGGGCGTGACCGCTCGCTCCTCGATGCTGATTGGGAGATTCGCGACAGCTTGATAGCACGGCGTTATGCGCTCGAAATCTGACAGCTCCATTTTGCCAGTGGACAGCTTTTGCAAGTCCACCCCGGATTCGTTCGCCAGAAAACGTGCTACAATCTCTGCCGGATTCATCTCCAAGGACACCATCAGCACCCCGCCGCCGTGTTCTGCGACGTATTTCGCCATGCAGATAGCCAACGACGTTTTACCTACGCCCGGACGTGCGCCGATGTAAATGAGCTGTCCCGGCTTGAATCCGCCGAGCCTATTATCAAGGTCTGCGATTCCGGACATTATGCCGTCTTGCTTTCCGATTGAATCCACAAACGCGAACACTGCGTCTTTCATCGTTACGCCGTCATCGACGGCTGCTGATGATTGCGCCGCTGTTGCGCATTCCGCTTGAAGAGATTCCACCGACGCGCCGGGATTGCCCACGTCTTGCAGAATTTTTCTCGCCAGTGCTGCAAGCTCGCGACGTTTCGCGCACTCCGCCAGAATCGCTATATATTGCCGGGACATGACAGGAGAGATACCCATTTTTACGCATTCCATCAAGAGGGCGGTGTTTTGCAAGTCGCATTGTACCTCTGCGTCCAGCGTTACAAGGTCAACGTTCTTTCCTTGCTTTGCAAGTCGCATGATGCCGCGCTGACAGGCTTGCATTTCTTTTAACCCGAAAATGCTGTCCGGCAGTGCTGCAACCTCTTGTGCGACGATTGCATCCTGCATTGCAAGCCCAATCAGGCTCTTTTCCGCGTCCTCGTTAATGTATGCGTCCATAATTAGCTAAATCTCCCCGCTAATTCTTCCAACTTCACTCGTTCCTCTGGATGCTCTAAAGCTCGTTGCTTTGCGTACTTTTTGAATACCTCCCCGAACGTTACCGACGGCGGCTTGTAGTCGTAATCTGCGCTTGATACTACCGGGTATTTCTCTGCATCAATCCGCGCTTGGCGTTCTTCCTCTTGTCGTTCTTTTGCGCGTCCGTTAATTACGCCTTTGAGGTATCGGATATTCGGTTTTCCTGCTTCCCCGGCGATTTTGACGCATTCCAGCACCTCTTCCGCGCTGTTGTCCGCCACAAGCTGGTTGAGCGTCTCCATCGTCGCCGTCGTGTCGGGGAATCCTTGCCGTTTCGCTTCGTCCAGCACCTCGTTTGTGCCTTGCTGGATTTCTGCGGCTTCTTCGTCACTGATGAAGGGTGCAGGGGTTTGCACTTCGGGCTTCTGCTCTGGTTTGGGGTTGAGCTGTGCCTGTTCCGATTCGGGCTGCTGAATTTCTTCTGCCTTCGTTTTCTTCGGGCGACCACGTCCGCCGGATTTGCCAGCCGCAATTTTTTTCTCGTATCCATCGCTCGCTCTGTCCAGTTCGCGGACAAGTGCGTTATAAAGGTACTTGATTGTACGCGGCATTTCAGCCGTTTTCCCGCTCCTGCCGTATTGAAGATACGCCCTGACAACAAGTCCAATTTCCTCGTCGGACAGCTCCTCGATGTCTTCAGCCATATCGAGCGGAATCGGCACATACTTTACCTTCGCCATTTGCTACCTCAATCAGCCGCCGTTAGAACGGCAAATCCTCGTTGTATACCGGGGTGTACTGCGGCGCGGGCGGTTGAGCCGCCTCGTGCGCTGTCTGCGGTGCATCCTGTTTCGCGCTGTCCAAAAACTCAACATCCTGCGCGAAAACTTCCAGCGTCGCGCGTGTGCTTCCGTCGTTGGCGTTGTATGTGCTGACGCTGACGCTGCCAATCACACACACCTTGCGTCCCTTGGCAAGATACTTTTGGCACGTTTCCGCTTGCTTATCCCAGACAGATACCCGAAAAAAGTCTGCTTCCGCCTTTTCGCCCGGTTTCGCGCGGCGATTGACCGCAACCGTGAAATTGGCGACGCTCTTGCCGCTCTGCGTTGTGCGCAACTCAACGTCGCGCGTCAGATTTCCGATGATTGTCAGCTTGTTCATTGCTTTTCCTCCCAAGCTTATACAGCTTAGCTATTTTTTCGTCGATTTTAACGGGCTGAATGTGGTACTTCTCGTCGAACTCCGCCTGTGCCATCGTGTGGCACTCCGTGTGATGTACCCGGCAAAGCGGTTCGCAAGTCAGCCCGATATGATTGATTTCCGTTCGGTCTGCGCCCATTCCGACGCGCTCCCAGTGATGGAGTTCTGACGGTCTGCGTCCGCAGACGGCGCATTGCTTGTGCATCACGCAAGCATAGATATACGCGCCGATGTCCTCCGCGTACTCCACAAGCGGCTGTTTTGTCGGAATGTCGTTCACCACGCAGAACTCAACAAGCCAGTCGATGTAAAGCCGCGCGGTTGTCATATCCACGTCGGACAGGCTGAATGCCTTGATTGCCTCCGCTTGCAGCTTATCAATCCGCGCTCGCAGAAACTCCGCCTTGAGCATCGTGTTTAGGTCGCTCTTGTCGCCCTGTCCGATGTATCCCGTCGCGGCGGCTATCTCGCCAATCAGCGCCCACGCCTTGCGCCGTTGCTCTGGACTAATTGTGCGGCAGTCCTGCCAAAGCACCGTGACGGTATCGGATAAGTTTTCCGCATCGGGGCGGGCAGTCTGGATTGTCAGGCTGCCCGGCTGCTCGATGACTTTGCCGATTGTCGCAATCATGGCTCACTCCACGGCTCGCGTTTGGTTTCTTCTCGTGTCGGCTCTTTTTCCCAGCACCGCCACTTTGCGCCGTAGTCCTCTTCTCCGACGACGAAGCTGCCAATACCAAGATTGTACGGAATCACTCGGCACGTTTTGTTTGTGCGCACGAGGAAATACGCGCAGATTGGAATATTGTAGCGCAGTTCCACCCAAACACGCGCCGTCTTTTGGTTCTGCATGATTGCTTCGGCGAACGTCAGAACGCGGTTTCGCTGCTTAGTCGGCATTGTTGCTTTCCTCCTCCCACGGCGTTTCTGTCCTCTCCTGCTTTGTCGGATGCCGCAACCAGCAGCGCCACGTCCTGCCATATTCGCTTGCCGAAATACTGTCAAAATCCTCTGAACCGATTATAAGCCAATCAAATTTTTCTTCCTCTTCGTTGCAAGAATATTTGTACACAATTCTACTGTTTATGCTTGCCCATTCGCCCCATTTCCATTTCTTTTGTTCGAGCCAACAAACGTCCCCGTCTGTGTAACTTCCGTTTCCAATTGCGATTTCTCGCACCTCTTCCAGCGTCAGCAGACGATTTTGTTCTTTTTTCGGCTTTAGCTCGCGCAAGGCGTTCACCGCTTCTCCTTTTGTCGCTTTACCGTACACGAACGATGAGTTTGCGCCACACTCGTCACATGATAAGCGCCCAACCCAGCCATTACAGTCCGTTAGGAAAACGTCGCCTGTGTCTGCTTTCATTTCTGCACCACACCACGGGCAGCGTGGGAACTTCTTGCTTTTAGTCATCACGGCTTTTCTACCCCTTTCTCCATGCGTTCTGCTTTAAGTTTGTAGTAACGTTCCCGTGCGGCTTTACAGATTTTTTCTCTATGCGCTAAGTAATGCTTTCGATTATATCTCCGCGAATTTTCTTTGTTTTTCCAGTAATATTCGCGATTCCGTTTTTGCACCTCTTCCTTGTGGGCTTGATAGTAAGCCCGCTGATATTCGCGATTCCGTTTTTGCACCTCTTCCTTGTGCGCTTGATAGTAAGCCCGCTGATATTCGCGATTCCGTTTTTGCACCTCTTCCTTGTGGGCTTGATAGTAAGCCCGCGAATTTTCTTTGTTTTTCCAGTAATATTCTCGATGACGTTTTTGAAGCTCTTCTTTGTGCGCTTGATAGTAAGCCCGCTGATATTCGCGACGGTCTTCCCCACGTTCAGCCATTTGCGTCAGCTCGCTTTCCTGTGATAAACTTCGCCCTCGGCAGCGTCTCAATCCATGCGCAGAACGCCCTCCATTCCGGCAGACGGTGATTCTTGCGCTGCTGGTAAATCGTTTTGAGCTGCCGATAGTTGGTGGTCATCCGCGCCGTCAGCCGCAAGCCAACAGGCACGTTGTAGAGGACTGCAAGATACCGTTCCGGCGTGGGGGCTTCCTTGTACTCCGCAATCAGCTTCTCCACAAGCTCGATTGTTTCCCGGCGCACATAGTCGATACATTGCTTGTCGATGTCCATGCTCATAATTCGGTGCATTGTGGACTGGCTCGAAACGAAGTCCAGAAAATGATACCGTTCCGCTTCCACCCACGCCTTGACGGTGAACGTGAGGTCAAACTGCACGACGATTCCCGTCAAAAACTGGTCGTGTCCGCTCCCCGTCTGGCAGTTTGCAAGCGCCATCGTCCGCTCTGTGACTTCCGCGCTGCAATTCTCCGTGTCGGTTGCCATCGGATAGCGGCTTGCCTTTACGCTCGACGCAAGCCCCATGATTTCCACGTTGCTGACTACATTCATTGCCTTTCCCCTTTCTCAATTCGCTCCACCATGTCAAACGGGTCATCGAAATCCAGCCTGATGCCCGTCTTCTCCAACACCTCATCAATCAATTCTGCCGTTGTGAAGTACGCGCCGGGTTGCAGATACTTTTGCGTCGCCGTCAGCATCCGATGAATCCGCTGTGCGCCAAACCCGAACTCCTCTTTCATCGCAAGGCACATTCCGGCGAAAATCATCTTGATTGCGTGGCGTTCCGCGTCCTTCGCTCCGCGCTCATACTCGCGTTCGTAGCCTCCCCGCGCCCTCATGATGCTCTGCGTGGCGTGGGTCATGTCCCGCGCCGCTTTCCTGCGTTCTGCCCTATTCATCATGACGCCTCCCGGAAATTAGCTTTCACCGCGTCCATCAGCGCCTTTGCGTCCGCCATCGTCATCTCTTTCGTCGGGATGTTGCGGACGATGTTTTCTTCCACAAGCGCGGCGCGAACTCTGCCCAACTCCTGCATATCCATGCCGATGTTGCTGCATTCGCGCATGATGTAGTTCGTCGGCGTTTCTGCCGGGTTCTCTGCCGGCTTGCTCTGCGGCTTCGGCTGCTCCGGCTTCTTCGGCGGCTCGTGCTTTGTCTCGTAGCTTTCACCGTCCGGGTCGGTCATTTCCTCGGTCGGGATGCAGAACACCTGGAACAGCGCGTACTTATAGGCAATTGCCATCGCCTTATTGCTTGCCTTGTCGCCGCTGTCCATGCCCTCGCCCAGCGTTACCGCCTCGACAAAGCTACCGTCGGTGGTGTAGAAGCGGAACGCGATTTTCAGCAGACTGTACCGCAGCTTTACACCCTTCACCGTTACCCTCTCTTCGCGTGTTTGCTCCAACACCTGCGGAACGGTGAAAATCTTGTTTTTGGTTAGCACTGGCTTTAGTGCGTTCATGACATCGTCGATGCCACGAAATTTATAGCCTATCTCTTTGCTGTATTTGTCCTTGCTGATTGCCCCGATGTCCGCCATCGCCGCGCTAATTGCGGCGTAAATCTGCCCGTTTTCCATGCTCGTTCCTCCTGTCAGCACTCGTACCATCTCTGATACTGCTCGTTGATGTACTTCTCCCAGCGCCAATCCTCTCCTGTTCGATTGGCTTCATCAACCCTTCGCACTGGCTTCCTGCACCCGCGCGGCACTTCGTCCGTCTGGCTGCATCCACAGTCGCAGCGCTCCCCGCTATCCAGATATGCCCCACATAAGCAGCAGCGTCTCGCCATTCGCCTCACCCCTTCTGCACCGCGAAAACCGGGTCGCGCGGGATGATTTTGATGCCGGGAACGACTTCGCCCGTAATTTCATCAATCGCCTGTCCGTTGTTTTCTACAAGCAGCCCTTTCAGCGCCGTCCATTTCAGCTTCGGCACGTTCTCCACGCAGGACGGCGCATTCTCTGCGCACCACGCGATAATCTGCGCATCGTCGCGCTCGTACTCCGGCGCTTGCGTCTTGCGAACCAGAACGCCGCTCGGCAGCTTGTACTTCTCGCTGGTCTTCGTCGCCTTGTGCGGCACGGTGTCGAAGTAGCTTTCCAGCATGGCGGTGAAGTAGGCAATCCGTTGCTGCGTAGTCTGCTCTACTCGGTCGCTTTGCTTTTTGTAGTACTCCTTCCACATCTTCGCGGCGTTTTCTGTTTCCATGATTTTACGCACCGCCCAGTCCGCCTTTTGGTCGTTGTCGATGATGAAACTCGCGCTTTCTTCCTGCTCGGTTTCCTCGATTTCTTCAATGTCGTCGGTGATAAACTGCTCCATATATGTTGACTTCCTTTCGATTTTGTGTTAGAATGGCAGTGGCTTAACCGCCACATTACCCTTTCTGTCTGCTCGTGTTCGCGCTTTGTACCCGCGACACGGGCGCTTTTTTATGTCCTTCTCCGGGCAATTGTGCCGTCAGGGTTCATCAGCCCGCGCGCAACAAGGTCGTTTCGCTTCTTCCGCTGGCAGATGACCTCGTTCTCCTGTTCCTGCGCTGGGTAACGCTTTCGGCGCTCCATCTCCTGCTCAAAGTCGCTGACAGTGACGCGGATGGTTTCGTGCGCCTTGCCTCCGATGTAGACGTGCGGCATTTCGCGCATGAATTTCCGGGCGCTCTCCTTGCTGATGCAGAGGATTTCGGCGACGCGCTCGGTGTTGAGGTACTGCGTCATTTCGCGCCACCCCGCTTCTCTATCCTCGCAAGCGTGTCGGACAGGCAAGCAACCGCCTTTTTGATTAGCTCGATGTACTTGTCTCGGTTCATCATGTTGTCGATTTGCCCATCATCGCTCACGTCGCGCTCGATGGCTTCCTGCAATCGCAAGATGTCCTCGATTGCGTACCGATTCCGCAGGACGCTTCCCATCGTTGTTGTGTCGCTAATTGGGCTGTAATGCCGCCGATAACTGTCGCTGTGTGACAGCATCCAGCGATGCCACAGCATAGGGCATTTGTACAGCTCTTCAAGCTGGTCGATAACTTCCGGCGACGGCTCTGCTTCGTCTCCCTCCCAGCGGCGGATGCACGATTCCGATGTGTGGATTTCCTGCGCCACTTGCCACAAGCGCAACCCCGCTTGCTCTCTGGCGGTTCGCAGCTCATAACCGCGAAATTCCGGCATTTACTTCGCCCCCCTATCTGCTACAATATCATTAGGCGCAAGGGCGAAAGCCGTCGCGATTACCTCCGCGATGAAATTGCCCTGTGCGTCAATCTCTCCTGCCTGATACCGCCCCGTCTCGGACAGTGCGCGGCTATACGCCCGCTCGAACGTCAGCTTGGTGATGTCGTCCGGCGTGTTAATGCCCGCCATGTTGCAGACGGCGTCGTAGACGATGCGCATTGCGGCGCTGTCGCCCAGATGGTTGCGAATCTGCTTGACAATTACCGCGTCGATGGGACACCACCGCAAGCCTTCTCCTTCCTCCGGCTGCATCGTTATCCCGGTTGCTCGCTGGAAGTCAGTCATTCCAAAGCGCCCCCATCTTGTCGCTGATTTCTTCAAGCAGCTTATTCATGATGTCTCCGTAGACAACGTAGGCATCAAATTCGCCGGGGAAAACCTTCTGAAAGGCTCCGTAGTCCTTCACCTTCCCGCTCCGTACGTCCATCCAGATAATCTTCCAAATGTGGTCGGCGGTGCGCTTGCTGTCGCAAGCGTTGTCGAGTTCGCGGATGATGCGCGGCGCATTAAGCCGCAGCGTGGTTTCCATCATGTGCTGCTCAAAGAGTTCTTTCCTGGCTTCCTCGTCCGGCACGATTTTCTCAAGATTCAGGATTTGCATTTTCTTCCCCCCCTTAGACGGCTACCGCCGTCTTGTCCATTTCGTACTTAACCGCCAACAGCAGGGCTTCCATAACGGCTTCATACGCGCCGTATGCCTCGCTAATGTAGTCCCAGCTCCCCAGCTTCGCGAACTCGTCGCGCGTCATGGCTTTCAGCTTTTGCGTACTCTTGCGAATGGCGAAAATCGTCATGTTCGCGTCCCCGCGCGACACGCAATCACCCATGCACTGGCTCTGGATGTCCTTGCCGTACTCGTCCAGCAGACGGTTCGCGATTTGCACCTTGATAACTTCATTGCTCATTGTGATACCCCTCCATTTCATGCTCAACAGCCAACAGCATGGCTTCCATCACGGCTTCATACGCGCTGTATGCTTTGTTGATGTCGTCCCAGCTCCCCAGCTTCGCGAACTCGTCGCGCGTCAGGGCTTTCAGCTTCCGCACACTCTGGCGGATGGCGAAAATCGTCATGTTCGCGTCCCCGCGCGATACGCAACCGCGCTGGTTTGCAATTCGCGACTTGATAGAATCCTTTTCCATTGTGATGCCCCTTTCTGTCTTTGCGCTTTTTAGTCGATAAGTTCCCACCAGTTCACGCCAAGCGTCGGCGCAAGCCTCTTTGCGGTGTTTGGTGTTACATTCCTCTTGCCGCTATCAATCAGCGACAACATGGATTCGGAGATTCCCGTGATTCTGGCGATGTCCGCCATTTTTAACCCGCGTCGTTCTGCAAATTCCCGGATGTTCGACAACTTTTCTCCCTTCTCCGACTTTACAACCAGTAAAGTTTCTTCGCTAAAAAAATTGATTTTCTTTCTTCTTCGGGAGGGGGTGTTTGATTTTCGTTCCCTCCGTGTGTTATCCTATTTGTGCAGGATTCTGTTTTCGCGTCGTCCTTCGCGTTCTACGGCGATGTAGGTTGCCACCTCGTTAATCAGCCATAGCGCGGCGATGATTGCGACGCTCAGTCCCAAAAAGACGAATCCTGCCGGGTCTGCGTGTGGCATCTTCGTGTCACTCCTCTCTCAGTAGTACTCGGTGGGAAGTGTGAAATACGTCCTCCAGCGCTACCAACACTTTGTAGGACGGGTCACGCTTCCCAGTCTCAATCATGCACAGCATTGGTACATTCACACCGACACGCTGCGCAACGCTCTCGCGCGACCAACCGTTTGCTTCGCGCATCCGTTTCAGTTGCCTGTACATTGCTCTCCCTTCTTGCTTGAGGTAATTTCTTGACTTACCTCTGATAACATTATACATTCACTTTGCGTGAATGTCAAGGGGTAAACCATGTTTTCACGCGAAATTTTTGCTTCTCGACTGACTAATCTGTGTAAAGAAGCTGGCATTACAAACGCGGCGTTTGCTGATTCCTGTGGCATCACTCCAGGTGCGTTGTCGATGCTCCAAAAGGCAAATCGTTCGCCAAGTGTCGAGCTTCTTTGCAAGATGGCGGACTTGCTCGGCGTAACGGTTGACTATCTTTCCGGCAGTGACGGTGCGCCGTCTCCCAAAGAAACGGACACGCTCTACTTGGAGATTTCCGCGCTTGCCCCGTCAGACCGGGAAGAAGTCATGCGGTACGCTCGATACGTTCGGGCGAACCCGCGCAAGTGAGGTGATGCACCGTGCCGTTCCCGGAAATTCTGCTTGCGCTTCGGCTCTCGAACGGACTGACCCAGCAGCAGCTTGCAGAACGCGCCAATGTCGCAGAGATTACAATCCAAAACTACGAATCTGGAAGAAGCAACCCCGTGCCGACGCGGCTTCTCGCAATCGCGGATGCTCTCGGTGTTTCGCTCGATACGCTCGTTGGACGTGATGAGAATGCGTTCTCGCCTCCCGACTTCGACCCGCTGATAGAGCAGGTGAAGTCTCTTTCCGCGCTCCAGCGTGCGGATGTGATGAAGTACATCGAGTTCATCAAATCGCGTTCCTGATGCGCGCTTGCGCTGGACACACACTCTACAAGGACAAAAGCGGCGCTCTGAGCGCTTCCAGCCCATCAGGTGAGGAAATACCAGTCTGGACGCGCAAGCGCTCCTGAGGGCGTTTTTGTGCGAATTAGGCGTTGCTTTCGCGCAAAGCCCTTTTTGCTTCCGCCTATGTCGCCCAGACTACTTCTCGCTCCCCTCAATGGCGTGCTGGATGATGTGAATCATCTGCTGGTTGACGCTTCGGTTTTCGCGCTCTGCAAGGACTTGCAGCTTGCGATGAAGCCCCGCGCCCATTCGCAGTGTGACTTTCCGGCTGTCTGCCGTCATTGTGTCGTCACCTCTCTTTTATTATATAGTGCCGTCACCTTGCTGTCAAGGTGCTGACCGAAATTTTTTTGAAGGTGGTGATTCCCTTGCCGTCCGACCTCCCGAAGTTTACGCTCCGCACTGACAAGCAGACGCTTGACAAGTTCCGCGTGGTTGCGCAAAAGAACCTGCGAACCGTCAACCGCGAATTGGAGATGTTAATGCGTCAGCACATCGCGGACTATGAGGACAAGCACGGCGAAATCGTCCTCCCTCAAAATAAGGAATGATTGCTATGCAGTCATATCCTATGCAGGAATGGAGGTGAGTATGCCTTGCTTGAATCAGAATATCGTCTCTGTCGTGACTTTCGGCGGAACAGCTTGCGCGGTTTCGTTCATCTGGCTTCTTGGAGCCACAGCCGCCGCACCCATCCGACCTTGATGCACGCCCTCCTCCGGATTATGTGCCGGAGCTGAACCGTCACGCGCTGGATGAAATGGAGCAGTACGAGTCAAGTTGCTTGCGATTCCTGCTTCCCGTCGGCATCTCCGCCGTCAGCCTGATTCTCTCGCTGATAGCTCTCTTCAAGTAGCCGAATCTCCTTCAAGTAGTCCAGCACATCGCGCATATACTTGCTGTATTGGTCGAAGTCCAGCTTCATATAGCGCGGAGCAGCGAGGATTCGCCCGAACGCAAGGCACAACTCCTTGCCGTACCAGCTCAAAAGCGGATTGTGCTTGAAAACGCCGTCGCTCATGTACGTTTCCTCGCGAAGCGCGAAGTTCTCCTTTTCCAGCATCTCGACTTTTGCTTGCAAGTCCTCAATCCGACGCTTCAAGTACCGTTTTCTCTGATACACGTTCACACCTCCAAAACACGAAAGGGGTATCATCACGATGAAGAAGTTTGTTTCCGTCCTGCTGGTTCTCTGCTGCCTGATGGCTTCCTGCGTCCCCGCGCTGGCGCTGACCGATGACGAAGCTTTCGTCATTCGCTTTCTGCAAATGTCTCCGTTCGGCGACCATTCGGATGACGGCTATTACTATTCGCTTTCCGCTGATACGGCGGAAAAGTGCATAGAGGTTAAATGCTACCACCCGGTATTCTCGACGCTCAAGACGTGCGACGTTGCGGAATACGCTTCCATGGTTGATTCCTACACGCGCATTTTTGAAACTGCTGCTGAGACTGTGAGCCATTGGGCAAGTGGCTATTATCTCAAGCTGAGCTTCTGCACAAAGAGCGACTTTACCGGCGACGTATACTGTGAGTTCAGCAACAAGAGCGGCGAAACCGTCCATGAGGATTTTGACGTTCCGATTGACGCTGATTCTAACGTTTACGTCTCTTGGGGCGCGGATGCCGATTTCCTCGCAAAAGTCGTCGAAGTGTACGGAAAGAAGGACGGCTACGTCGGCTATTATTACAGCAAGAAGGATAAGGCTTACATGGTGAAGATGAACGGCGCGTATGTTGCCGATATGTTCGCCGGTTACAAGGGCAAAGCAGCGAAGGTAACTTTGACGCAAGATTACCTCGACGACTTCTCCCAACTTGCCGACTTCGACACATTGAACTACTCGCTCGTTTTCCTCGATGACGATGGCAATCTGTTTTTCTACGCCTCCTGTCAGCCCGGACAAGATATGACTTGCTTGTATCTTAGCAAGTGATACCCGTTAGCAAAACAGCGCCCTGATGTCTTCCACCCCCAGCGCGTCGGCAATGCGAATCGCTGTCGTAACGCTGGGGGTTCGCTGTCCACCCTCGTAGCGCTGGAACGCAAGCGTCGAAATGCCAACTTCCTTCGCAACGGCTTCCTGCGTCTTTCCGCAGAGCTTCCGTGCTTCAACCATCCGAACGTTTCTCAACCTTCGCCCCCTCTTTCTACATAACCGTTCGGTAGTCTTATTATAGCACTACCAAACGGTTATGTCAAGCGTTTTTTGGAGGTGCTTCATGGATTTTCCCGGACGATTAAAGCAGCTGCGCCATGCTCGCGGGTTGACGCAGAAACAAGTCTATTCTGCCGTTGGAATGTCAGCCTTGGGCTACCAGCGTTATGAGTACGGCGAACGCTCGCCGTCTTTTGATTGCCTGATAGCCCTTGCCGACTTCTTCGGCGTGTCGCTCGACTATCTCGTCGGGCGTTCCGACGACCCCACGTTCACGCCGTCCGCCGGAACTATTCCTTGCTCCGCCAGCAAGGACTGAATCACCTTTCGCGCTGTCAGCATCCACATGGCGAACAGCCGCACAGTGCCGTGCTCCGTTTTGACAGGCTTGTAAGTCACCATGTCGGCATAGTCCCCGGCTACCACCCAAGAGCCATCGGCGCGCTGTATCTGGATGCCAGCGCGGAACAGCGCCTGATTGAACTCGCGTGTTGTCATGCCGTACTGCATCGCCAGCTTTGCCGTGCTGATGGGCTGCGTGTCCGTGATGTTAACGGTCGGCACGTCCGCTTTCTCGCCGTAAACCTCCGGGAACGTCTCTCGGACTGTGCATCCGAGGGCTTTCGCAATGCGCTTCATCGCGTCAACAGTTGGACTTCCCTGTCCGTTGGCGTAGCGGTATATGGTCGGCTTCGAGATGCCCGACTTCTCGGACAGCGCGGCGACGCTGATGTCTTGTTCCTCTGCGACGTGGAGAAAGTGCCGCAGCTTCTCAGCCATCGACCTCACCCCCGAAAAGGGCTTCGACCGTCGTGCCAAGCGCACGGGCAAGGCGGATAGCGATATGCAGTGACGGGGAATATACACCCCTCTCATACTGTGATACAAGTCCCGGCTGACATCCGATTTTGCACGCAAGCTGCATCTGCGTAAAGCCCTTCTTTGCGCGGAACTCCCGCAAACGATTCTGCATCCGCATCCCTCCAAATTCCTCCAATCAGTGCTTATTATCAATGCTAATAATAGCATACTCAATTTTATATGTCAAGACAATACGCAAAAAAATTTTTGAGGTGTTTTTTATGCTTGGAGATAGGCTCAAGGAAGCGAGAAAGGCAAAAAAAAAG